GTCAAAAATCAGGGAAGTATTTTTGTAACCTAGTTTTGAATTGTAGTAATTTGAAAAACTAATTCCAATTACGAAAGTACCGTCAATTTTGCTATGTGCAAATCTCATTACACACCTACCGCATCTAGAAATCTTTGCTCATCAAAGTTTGGATTATCATTTGCGAATAAGTCTGCAAAATCTTCTACCATACTTTTTACAAGTGAAGAAATCAAAAGGTTGTCTTGTCCTGCTTCTGCATAAGAATTAAAAATCTTTGCAGTTGCTATGTAGTCTTTGCGTGTCATCATTTTATTTTCCTGCCTTTGCATTTTGGAAGAATTGTAGTTCAAGATTTTGTTCTTGAGTTTTCTTGTCTAGTAATTTCTGAACCTCATCAAGTGACTTTGACCACTCAATAGAAACGGTTAGAATTGTTGCAAGAACAAGATGCTCATTTGCATTTAGTGTTGAATACTTTGCATTGTGCAAAGCCTTGTAAGACTCTAGAAAGTCTTTGGTGTTTAGTGTAGTCATTGTGACCACCTTTCGTTTGTTTGTTTGTTAAGTTGATACTATCAGAGAGGTCTGACAGTTTTTAGTGACCTAATCTGTCGCAACTAGTTAGGTCTTGCTCTACATAGTAGACACAATAGCCACAGATAGATTCATCACAGGCAGGGCAGGATTTCCACTCTGACCACTCATCACAGTTTTCGCATCTATTCATTAGTAGCAACTCCCTGCGGTACAGTGACCTAGTGAGTGACCAATGATACGCTTACCCTTGTATAGGCAGTTATCGTGAGAGATGAAAGGCATCTCACCTTTAGCCATAGCAGATTGGCAAATCTCGCATTCGTCATAGTAGCGAATGGTATTGTAGAAAGTGTTACCTGCTGGGGTAACTACCTCTTCCATTATTTCAGTGTAAGTCATTTTGTCTTACCTTTCTTTCGTTTATTAGTTTTATCTTAGCATAGAGGTCTGACAGTTTTAACGGTAGACACGTCTAGTCAAAAGTTTTATTTGTAGATTGTAGTAGTCAATCATTCGTTGATTGGTTGGGTCGTGCTTGAGTATTAACTCTAAGCCATTGACTGCATCTACTAGCAGTCTTGCATTTTTTATTTTAGTGTAAGCCATTTTGGTTTACCTTTCGTTTGTGTGAGATTTATTTGCTAGGCTCACCCTTTCGGGATTATTTGCTAGGCTCACTCTCAACTGCTTTATGATTTCATCTTAGCAGAGGGGTCTGACAGTTTTGCCCCTTTTTGGGGGGTGTTTTAGAATTATTTTTGTGACCCTCATCACATTAGTTATACACATCTTATTAACAACTTATACACATAACTACCATACTTATACACAGAAAATGGGGACTCATTAACACCTTCTTAACAGGGTGTGGATAACCTGTGGAAAACGGGGCGCAGCCTGGATCCTGTGGATAACCTGTGAATTATTGTTCACCCAATGTTAACCTAAAAAAGGCGATTCTGGCTTGATTTTGTCAGTGGTATCTGCTAAGTTTAGAACATAGAAACAAACGAAAGGAAGTCACAAAATGACTGAACTAGCATACGAGAACATCACTACTACAAAGTGTGTAGAGTGTGGTGACAAACTAACCGATTGGGAAACTAACGGTTACTGTATCATCTGTGAGCCTGACGAATACGAGGTATTCTAAATGTTTGTTTACAATCTAATTGCACCATTAGTATTCATTGCAGTGTTCTCACTACCTGCACTACTACTACAACTACAACTTTTAGTGATTGGCTTTAGTTGGATGACTCCAACAGTTATGCTAGTTACTTTTATTATTGGCTTAGCATCTGCCATAGGTGCTGTTATCTGTGAAATGTTAGAGGGGTAAGAAATGATTAATTCTATAATTTTAGAACATCAAGGACATCGAATTGGAAAGGCTTTCAATTCTAGAAATTCAAAGTCAAAGAGTGTTCTCTATTGTCAAGATTGTGCTGGAGAGTTTCACGGTTGTTATTGTGAAGATTTAGACAATTGTTTGAACTGTGAAGAGGTTGCAGAATTCGAATTCATCTAGTATTATCTAATAGGATGGGCTCACTAATAAAAAAGTGAGCTTTTTCTATTTTTACGCATCATACACTTTAACAAAATATTCAGATTTTCTTCAAAATGGGATCTAGCTGCAAATATAAAAATATTCAGATTTTGCGGGTATATAAATATATATCTCAATATGTGAGATGATATGTTACAATTGTGTTACAAATAATTTAATAGTTCAATGTTTGGTGGAACTCAATTTGACAAGCATTAAAAACACTCTTATACTATGAATGCAATGAATCAAAAAAGTGTAAAAATTTGCAGGGGGCAGGGGGATGAAATTATTGAAAAAACAAGGATTAAGGAAAATGAGTAACAAAGAATATGCTAGATACATCTTTTGGATTACAATAACAGTAATCTTATTGTCAACACTATCTGGTAGCTAATTTTTTATTTTTGAAAGGATAAAAATGTTTAAAGCAAAAACAGTAGATAATTTCTTAACTAAAGAAGAATCACAAACTATTATTAATTTTGTTAAGGCAATAGAGCCATGGGAATCTGGCGGATCAGACTTTTGGGATAATAGAAGTCTTAATGCTATAAACATATACAACTTACATAGCAAAGAAATCGGGGGAATGCTATATAAAATTCGTCAAAGAGTGGAAAAAGAAATAAAGGATATGTATAACCTATCTGAGGTATATCCAGACTTATTCCAAGTAGTTAGATGGTTTCCTGGTATGGAACAACATCCACATTGTGACGATATGACAGATGCTCATGAAGATCATAAAGAATCATTAGAATGGTTTAATCATAGACACTATGGAGCAATCATATATTTAAATGATGATTACTCTGGTGGACATACATATTATCCAAATTATAATTTTGACATTGCCCCAGCTGCTGGAAAACTTGCAGTGCACCCAGGAGACCCAGAGCACCTCCATGGAGTCTCTAAAATAGAAGATGGTATCAGATATACCCTAGCTTCATTCTGGACTAAGGATAAGCAATACTTTGATGGTTGGACTCTGTAATTGAATTACATAAATGATTATGGATTTGAAGTTCCTAGAAATAAAATTGTAGTTATTCCTTTTACTGGTAGAGATGAACAGTATGAAAGATATCCAGAAATTATAGAATCTTTAAAGGGTAATATTAAAAGAGACTGGTTTAATAACCATGCCTATTATTGTCTACCCCTTAACATAGGTAATCAATACGGTTTTATCCTAAAGGCAGCATACGACTTTGATGCAACTTGGGATGGTTCATCTGGAAATCCAAAAGACATAGAAGTAAAAACATATAGTGATGATAACTTAAATATGCAAAACATTCATCCAGGATTTGCTGAGGGTGTCCTAACTATACAAAACAACTTTCAGTTAAAAACCCCAATAGGCATAAACCTAATGACAATTCAGCCACCAAATATGTTTATTCCAGGAATGGTTGCAATGACAGCAGTAATTGAGGCAGATCAAATGAGAAGAGACTTTTCCTTTAATCTAAAGCTTACAGATCCAGGCAGGGTAGTTAAAGTTAAAAAAGGTGATGCCCTAGCTGCCTTTATTCCTATTCAAAGATACTTTGTAGATAAATTTGAATTACTTGCTGCTAATAAATATTTTTCAGAAGAACTTATTAATAATGAAAGAAATGATTCCCACGAATTTGGTCGTCAAAGATTAAATGAAGATAGAGAAAAAGCACATCTTGCAGGTAGAAGATATTTTAATGGAATACATGCCTTCGGAGAAAAGTTTAAAGATCATCAAAAGAGATTGTAGTCTTCACATTAGGGACTATCTGCATATAATGTTTACCCCGTATTATTTTAATAAATAGTAAATGTTTAAAAAAACTTTTTATCTATCATAGAATAACGTAGTTATAAAGTGATGAAATGTGTACTATTTCCGCCGATTTTTTGCGTTTTTATTTTTTGCGGAATTTTTCAATGGTAAAGATATAGTAAAGAATATATGTTATAATAGTTTTATTATGGCAACAAGAATCCAAGTTAGAAGAGATACTGCTGCAAATTGGACAGCAAACGATCCCACCCTTTCAGATGGTGAAATTGGATTTGAAACAGATACTGGAAAATTTAAAATAGGTAAATCAAATACCTCTTGGATCTCTCTTCAATATGCACAGGTTGCAGGAGATGACGGTCTAAGCTACGATATATATCCAACTGTTGACAGCCAAGGAAATTTACCCCCAATCAACTCTGGAATAACTATGAACAATACTTCTATTGGTGCTTCATATTATATCTTTGGAGCAGATACATTATTTAAAGCTGGAGACTGGATAAAAGCAGTATATGTTGATCGTGGTGGATCAATAGGAACAGCAAATACCATATATCCAGATGTTTTTGTTGAAGGATATATCTGGGATATTACAAAATACCCTGAATATAATTACAACGAGTATAGATTTACTGCTACAAGAATAAATGGTGGGTCTCAAGAAGGCAATACCCTGGGTGAATGGACTACTGGACTTTTACCAGAACCAAAGGCAACATATGAATTTCCACCTTTTATATATCCTGTTGGAGATTCTTTAGCAGGTGTGAGGACAGCACCTCCTGCAAAACCAGCAAGTGTAGGAGAAGAGTATGTAATTGAAGGGCAGCCTGGACTTTATCAAGTTGGACAAAAAATTAGAATGCAATCCTTAGACGAATTTGGTGTAGCAATTCCTGAAGATTATGCAATACTTGAAGTTCTTGGTATTCAAAAATATATAGAAGGAACTCAAACAGACGGTCTTGAGGTAAAATGCTTAGAAGTTTATGTTGATATTAATAGCATTCCTTATTTTTTATCATTTAGCCTTCATGCCTCAGATGGACCACAAGGTCCAGGATATGAAGTAACATATGATTCAAATGTTCATATGCTTTATGACGATGTAAGCTATGTATGGAATGCTTATAGTGTCACATCTTGGGCAGAAGGAATGCAGTATACAGTTCCAGGAGATTTTTCAAACAGTTCCTATAGAGTTGGAGATTATGTAAAATTCCATTTTGAAGATCCTTCTCTACCAGCCAGTCCTTATATTGAAGGATGGATTTATCAATTAGATCCAACATTTGCAAGAATAGTTGTTCAAAGATGGTCAAATAATAGTGACTGGTCTACTACAGTTGCAAGTGCTGCTGCAATAGTTCCAATATTTTCAGCACATTTTGAGCCTGGATATAATTTTGATAGGAGAATAAGTGTATCTGATGGAATGGTTCAAGCTCCATTTACCAACATTAGTTATTCAACATTCCTTTCTGATATTCAATATGGAACTTCAAGAAGTTTTGAAGGATACCATCGTGGATCTTATAATCCTGGAGACTATGTAGTTATTTCATCTAGATCAAATCCAGGAATTAAAGTATTTGCTTATATTGGATCTATTGGATATGCAAACTTTGCAGATCAATTCTATATCTACCCCCTTGAAGTATTAACTTGGGATGCTAGTGAAGAAGATACATTTAATGATTGGACACTATCTATTGCTTCCCCTCCTAAAAAAGAATATAAGTTAACTAATCCACTACCACTACCTTGGGATGCAGTAGATATTCCACCTGCACCACTTTCACCTACAACAGCTTTTGCAAAACCAGCTATATTAGATGTTGTATCAATTGTTGGAGACCCAGGATTGTTTGAAGTTGGAAATCTTGTAAGGGCAGTTTCTAAGTCAGAACCAACTGCAGCTTTTTACGGTGAGATAACTGAAATAGGATCTGCATCTAACTCTTTTGTTAATTCAATTGAAGTATCAGATGTATCTGAATGGACAGTTGCTGCTGAAAACACTTACAATGATTGGCAATTATCTTTAGGACAAAAGCCAGTAGAATATCAACTTGCTACTCCAGAAACAATCACTCCAGTTTTTGATTCTGGTAATTCATATACATACAGTCTATCAGAAGAAGATGCTGGAAGAACTATTCTTGGAAATCAAGGTGGTCAGGCATACATAATAGTAGATGGTGGTATGCAGGTTCCAGTTGGAACTCAGATAACGGTTCTTTCAATAGCAGGAAATCCATTAACTATTGGTCCTGCATACTTTACTGAAACTGATACAATTACAAGTGGCTATGTTACAATAGATCAGTATGCAGCAGCAACACTTGTCAGGACAGGCTTTGGATGGGTAATTGTTGGAAAGTTTTCTAGTGCAGTAGCATCCATTGGTGGAGGAGGGGGTTAAAATTGATCCCTCTAGGCATTGTATCAGCTGCTGGTGCAGGTGTAACAGCAGTTCCAACAAAGATAGTTTTATCTTCTCAGGTAACTAGTTATGAATATTATCCATCTCTTGATGCCTATGGAACTCCTGTAGTTTCTAACTATTCAGCATTTCCAGGTGATAATAACAACATTTCAATTAATTCCCCATATGAATTATTCTCAGTTACATTAACAGCAACACTAACATCTGGATTAGATGAAGATTATTATTCAAATCCAGTTGTTGGACAGTCTGTATATTTTAATATTGGAGGAACTATTTTTGGACAATCCTCTTTATCTGAAGATCCCCCAAGTAGCTCAACAATGATTACTGACTCTAATGGTCAAATAAGTAAAACATTTAATCCACCACAATGGATTCCTTATTTAAATGGAGACAACATTGTAGCAATTTTTGATGGAAATATTGAAGGAACACTCTCAGCATCACAATCTGGAAATATGACTATAACAGAATATGGTGCTGCATAATGTCTACTATATTCCCTTTAGATCCAGAAGTAAATGATACCTTTCAAGGATATTTTTGGGATGGAGAATTTTGGAAAAAACAAGGTCAAGATATAGATATAGAAGACTTTGTTACAATAGATAATCTTCCTACTGCAATTTTAGGAATTGATACCGTCCTTGATGGAGGAACTGCTTTTGCAGAAGTTGTATTAACTATTGATGGCGGAATTTCTTAAATATCATAAGTGATATAATTAAATATTATGGCACAAGTAACAGTATTTAGAACAGCTTCATCTTCTCAAATTGGATCTCTTCTTAGTCAATCTTCTGCATCTGCCACATATTTATCTAAAGCATCCGCTTCAACAACTTATTTAACTCAAATTTCAGCATCAACAAATTATCTAACTCAAGCTTCTGCCTCTACAACATATGCAACAAAAATAGAGTTAAACAATATTGATTTAAGTTCCGCTTCTGCAGCAGCAGTTTCAGCAATTGTTGATTCTGCACCATCAACACTAAATACTTTAAATGAACTTGCAGCAGCACTATCAGATGATCCAAATTTTGCTACCACTATTACAAATTTAATTTCAACTAAACTCACTATAGTTCCAGGAGTCATTAATCAATATGCTGGATCTTCATCTGTATCACCAACTGGATGGTTATTTTGTGATGGTCAAGAAGTTTTAATTACAACTTATCAAAATCTTTATAATTCTTTAACTTCAAATGGAACCATTTTTCCATATGGAGCAAATACAAATGGATCTGGGGGAGCTGGATCAACACACTTTAGAATTCCAAATTTTAAAGGAAGAGTTCCAGTAGGAAAAGATTCTTCACAAACTGAATTTGATTTACTTGGTGAGTCTGGTGGAAGTAAGACATCTACAGCCCCCCATGATCACTCTATTTCACACGATCATGGCTCATTTAACGCCACATCTGGAACTGAGAGTGCTGATCACGGTCACGGATTTGATTTAAACATTGTTCATAGTGATGGAACTCCAGTTACTGGAGAAATTTTAAATGTTGGAATTTATTACGGAGGTGGTGTTAGTAGATATATAGATGGAACTGGTGGTCGCAGTGCTGCACATACACACACTACAGCAATTGACGTTCCTAATCTTACTGGCACATCTGGTCAGTCTAGTGCTTCTGCATCTTCTGGAAACTTACAACCATATATAACTATTAACTATATAATTAAAACTTAAATAGGACTACTTGCAGACTTTTCATTAATAGTATCTAATTCATTAATAATCTTATAAGCCCATTGAGTAATTGCATATTCATATTTGTGATAATGATGACCACAAAACATTAAATCCCCTGAAACTCCAGTAGCAAGTATGAAAGCTTGAGCACCACATCTGTCACAACGATCTGCAATTTTTAATACTTTTTCTTTTGTTTCAGTCATATATTACTCCTTATGTTATTCATATGTTATAATTGTCATTAAGTCTTATAGGAGATTGTACCATAAAATCGTGAATAATTCAATATCTATGTTTGTCGAAAACTGGCAAATGTTTTTATCACTTACCGCCATATTTGGCGTTGGATATGCAACAGTAAGAAAGTTTGAAAGAATTCTTGGTAAAGATGCTCAGGGTAGAACTATTGCAGATAGGCTAGACCGTGTAGAGCATCAAATATTTCCAAATGGTGGATCAAGCATGGCAGACAAGGTAAATTGTCTAGGAGATAATCAAAGTGAAATTAAAGCAGATGTTAAGCAATTAACTGGAGAAGTAAAAGTAATTCACGATGTTTTAGTAGCATATATTGCAGATAAGAAATAAAATAGTTTGGTATAATAGGAAAGTAAGAAATAAATAGGAGTGCCCAACATGACCCCAGGGCTTGTAAACTTTGTTTGTCCTCAAGGTAGTACCTTTAGAAGGACTTTAACATACACTCTGGATGACCTACCTATTGATTTATCAGGATATTCTTCAAGATTACAAGTAAGACAGGCATATTATTCTACAGAGCCACTTATTTCACTAGTATCAGGATCTGGAATTACAATTAGTGGATCAGCAGGAACTATTGATATCTATATATCAAATAGTGATACATCTGATTTACCTCCAGGTAGTCATGTTTATGATTTAGAAATTATTAGTCCATCATTTGATGTTGATAGACTTATTGAAGGAACATTTATTGTTACACCAGAGGTAACAAGATAATGGCAGAATTAAAAGTAGAAATTGATCAAATTGTAAACAATGTAACAATTGATGAAGAAAATGTTGTAATTGAATTAGGAACTTCTGGTCCACAAGGTGCTAGAGGAACTGGTATTCTTAATGGTACAAGTGCTCCAAGTAGCAATGTTGGCATTGTTGGAGACTTTTTCTTAAATACAACAAACATGAATTTGTATGGTCCAAAAACATTGTCTGGTTGGGGAAATCCTACAGACCTTGTTGGAAATCAGGAGCTTGGGTATGTTCATATTCAAGAAGTATCTTCTGCAACTTGGACCATTACACATGGATTAGGGTTTACCCCTAATATTACAGTAGTTGACACAGCAGGAACAGTTGTTGAGGGGTCATATAACTATCCAAATTCAAATACTGTAGTTTTGTCCTTTATCGGAGCATTTTCGGGAAGGGCGTATTTATCATAATGAAGGAGGTGAATATATATGTCTAGAAAATTTTTAACAAATATTGATTTAAATTCAAATGAATTACGCAATGGTGTAATCCACAATTTGGCTACAGATCCATTAACTGGAGCTGCTGGTCAACTTTATTTCAATACTGTTGATCAAGTACTAAAATTCTACAATGGAACGACAAGTCAGTGGGAAGCTGTTGGCTCTATCGAAGCTATTGGAGATGCAGTAAGTGATTTGCTTGAAAGTGGAACTGGAATTTCATTGTCTTATGATGATGAAGAAGGAACTCTTACAATTGAAAATACTGGAGTAACAAGCGTTGCTGGAACAGAAAACGAAGTTTCAGTAAGTGCCTCTGCTGGTGCAGTAACAATTAGCCTTCCAGAGTCAATAACAGTAGACGTTACTGGTGATTTAACTGGTAATGCAGATACTGCAACTGCTCTTGAAACTAGCAGAACAATTAGTTTAGGAGGATCTTTAAGTGGAAGCGTAAGCTTTGATGGATCTTCTGATGTAACTATTACTGCAGATATCGTAGCGGATGCAGTAGCTCTTGGATCGGATACAACTGGTGATTATGTTGCAAGTGTTTCTGGATCTGGTGACGGTATTAGTGTTACTGGAACTGGAGAAGGTGCGTCTGTAACAATTGAAAACACTGGTGTTACATCTGTGTCAGGTACTGCAAATCAGGTAACTGTATCAGCATCAACAGGTCTAGTAACAATTGGTCTTCCAGACGATGTAACAATCGGAGGAGACCTTATTGTAACTGGAGATTTGACCGTAAGTGGTAGCGTAACAACGCTAAATACAGAAACTTTGCTAGTTGAGGATAATCAAATTACTCTTAACAGCAACGTAACTGGAACTCCTACAGTCAATGCAGGTATTGAGATTGAGCGTGGTGATCTAACTAACGCAGAACTTGTTTGGGATGAGAATATTGATGCATGGAAGGCTGGAGTATCGGGTAGTGTAACAACTATTTCTTTGGAAGGTCATTCACATGTTGCAACTGATATTACTGATTTTAATAGTGCTGTAGATGATGAGATTGATGCATACCTAAATGGTAGCGATTCAATTTCTGTTTCTTCAGGATCAATTGATATCACATTACTATCAGGTTCAAGTTCATACCTTACAACTACAGGTGGTCTAGCAGTAAACAAGTCTGATTTAGAAACAGCTCTTGTTTCTGATGGATTCCCAAGAAAGTATGCAGAAGGTAATGGATCTCTAACATCAACTGGCGGATTATGCACATGGACTGTAACACATAACCTTGGAACCAAGGATGTAACAGTTCAAGTATATGAAGTTGCTGCTGATTATGCACAGGTAGAAGTAGATGTACAACATACATCAACATCTGCTGTAACAGTAAAAATTAACAGTGGTTCAACAATCACTGCTGATACTTACCGTGTTGTAGTAATTGGATAAAATATAATATAATATGTGGGGGGCTAGATTAAACCCTAGCCCCTCATATTAGAAGGAAAAAATGGCAAAGAAATTTTTAACAGGATTAAATTTAGTAGTGTTGGATACAGATCCAGCTACTGGCTCTGAAGGCGAGCTATATTTTAATTCTTCAGCATCTGTTGCAAAGATTTACCAAGCAGGAGCTTGGTCAGTCCTTGGTGCAGGTGACGTTGATTCTAAGTCAACTAGTTCTGTTTATTTAGTTAGAAATAATACTGGATCAACAATATTAAAGGGAACTTTGGTTTCTGCTTCAGGAGCAGAGCCTAGTGGAAGAATAGACGTAGAGCCTTTTGCAGCAGTTGGTGGAATTAACTCAGAACTAACTGTTATGGGTATGGCTACTGCAAATATTTCTAACGGTGTTAATGGAGAAGTGATAAGTTTTGGAACTTTAACTGGACTAGATACTAGAGGTAACGTTGCTAGTAGTATAGCTGTTGGCGATGAAACATGGGCTGCAGGAGATATTCTTTTTGCTCATCCAACTGTTGCTGGAAAACTTACTAAGGTAAGACCACAGCACGACCTGGCTGTTGCTTTTATTACCGTTCGTCACGCATCCACTGGACAAATTGCAGTAAGAATTGTTCCAGGAAATAATCATTTAGAATGGATGCACGATGTTTTAATTTCTGGATCTGTTCAAAATAATGAACTATTGGCATATAATAGTGCCTCTGGACTTTGGCTTAACCAAACAGCATCAGAGTCAGGTATTGCAACAACAGAAGACTTATATGATTACTTAACAACTGGTGATGCAACTTTGCTATATCAGCCAATAAGTGTAAGACTTTTTAATTTAACTGGTTTAGAAAATGTAGAAGGATTTTTAAGAACAGATGGGGGTCTTGGATGGGGCGTAGACACTGCAACGTATTTAACAACTAGCAGTGCATCTTCAACTTATTTAACTCAAGTAGATGCACAAGAAGAATATTTAACTCAAATAGATGCATTAAATACTTTTCTAACTTTTGAAAGTCTTGCAAGTGCTTCTGCTTATCAACCATTAGATGGAAATTTAACTGCAATTGTAGAACTATCTTCAGGATCTCCAGGATTCTTAAAGAAGAATATTTTTAATGAATGGGTAATAGATAGCAATACATACCTAACTACTTTTGATGCTGGTGAAATATATCAGCCAGTTGGAGATTATGCAACAATTGATGGAATAGAAACTTTAACAAATAAAACCATTAGCTCCCCTATTATTCATGGAAATTTGACATTTAATGGGGATCTTGAATATCATACTTTTTCTGCAAGTGCAAACAGTTTATTTATAGACGTATTTGATGATTTATATATTCATACAAATAATGGAAGTATAATTCTTCAACCAGACGAATTTGTAAAAATATATGATGAACTTGTTGCTACACAAGAATGGGTAGAATTTCAAGATTATTTAACAGTATCAAGTGCATCTGCTTTATATTCTCAAATAGATCATAATCATACTATAGATAGTCTTTCAAATGTTGAAATATCATCACTCTCTGATGGTGATTCTATAGTTTGGAATTCAGCATCTTCTAAATGGATAAATCAGATCATAGAAGGTGGAGGTGGTTCTAGTGTTACCATTTCTTCTAGTGCACCAACTTCTCCGTCAGAAGGAGACTTGTGGTTTGACTCAGATACTTTAGAGCTATTCATATTCGATTCTTTATATTGGATTGAAGTTTCTGGTGGTGGGGCAGTAGATCTTTCTTCCTATCTTACAATAGCTTCTGCATCTTCAACTTATCTAACTCAATCGTCTGCATCTTTGACATACTTATCTTCAGAATCAGACACACTTGAAACAGTGACTGGTCGTGGAGCAACTTCATCAAATGCCATTACAATTAGTAATACAACAGAAGCCACAGACTCTACTACAGGTGCTTTGATCGTATCTGGTGGAGTGGGGGTAGCAAAAGATCTTTGGGTAGATGGAAATCTACATGTAGCTGGAACTACAACAACTGAAAATACTAGAACAGTTGCAACTCATGATAATTTAATTTATTTAAATGCTGCTCTTGATTCAGAAATCACAGGGGCTTCTGGAGATGGAACATATGTAACATATATTGCAGACAATTTATATACAGTTGGAATGGATATTAGAGTTACTGGAGTAGACCCTTCAAGTTTTAATATTTCAACAGGAGATTTAAAAACAGTTTATTCTGCTACAGCTTCATCTTTCGTTGTAGAAAGTACTACTACAGACACTTACATATCTGGTGGTACTTCTCATGCAAAGGAAGAAGCTAATCCAGACTTAGGTTTTGCAGGTGGATATTATGATGCAGGATATGCTCACGCAGGTTTGTTTAGAGATGCATCTGATGGTATCTTTAAATTCTTTAAGGGTTATACTCCAGAACCAGATGAGGCAGTTAATATTGATACAGGTCATATATCTTTTTCTTTAGCAGATGTTTATGCAAACGATGTTACATTAAATAATGGATCATTTTCTGGAAGCGTTTCTGTAGGAGCTTTAATTTCTGGAGAATGGAATGCCTCCACAATTGGATATCAATATGGTGGAACTGGTCTTTCAACTTTAGGAAGTGCTGGACAAGTACTTAAAATTAATTCACTAGAAGATGGTCTTGAATGGGGAACAATTGATGCACTACCATCCCAGTCTGGAAATAATGGAAAGTATCTTTCAACTGATGGATCTACCGCTTCTTGGGAAACTTTAGACTTATCTTTATACTTAACACAGTCAAGTGCTTCCAGTACATATTTAGAACAATCAATTGCTTTTAGCACATATCTAACACAGTCTTCTGCTTCTTCAACGTATCTAACACAATCTAATGCTTCTACTACATATGCAACAATAACTAGTCCATCTTTAACTACTCCAAATATTGGGGCAGCAACTGGAACTTCTTTAAATACAACTGGAAATGTAATTAGCCATATTGATATTTTAAATCCTACATTTGTAACAAATTCTTATACTTTGACAATTGGAGATGATGGAGACTTGTTAATGCTAAATAACTCAACTACTGCTGGAAATCTTTTAATTCCAACAGATGCTTCATTAAACTTTCCTATTGGAACACAAATTAATATTGTTCAGGCAGGAACTGGTTTGATTACCGTAGCAGCAGTAACTCCAGCTACAACTACAGTAAATGCTACTCCTGGAAGAAAGCTTAGGGCACAGTGGTCTTCTGCAGTACTTGTAAAAACTGCAGCAAATACCTGGTTGTTGATGGGAGACCTTACGGTATAATAAAATTATGAGATTAGTTAATTTTGGCTCAATAGCATCTGCAGCAAGAAAAATATTTAGAGATACCTTTAATAGAGCTAATCAGACTGGTCTTGGTACTTCCTCTGATGGTTCTACTTGGAGCATAATTCGAGGATCTTTTAATATTACTTCCAATAAAGCAGATGGACAAACTCCTTCAAATTATCCATTGGCTTCAGTTGATATGCCAAAAGACACCGTTACCATTAGTTTAAGTGGTGTAACTCAAGGATCTACTGCAGCTCTGTGGGTTACAGATAGTGGAAACTGGTTTGGAGTTGGAATTGACCAGGAGAGTGTAACTTGTAATTGTCAAACTTGCTCAACCCCAGGAAACTGTGCTTCTACTAACTATGTTTGCAATGCGGCAAACTATCCTTGCAATGCTACATTTTTTTCATGCACTACATGGAGCCGTCCTTGTAATGGAGGTAATTATTTCTGCGATGTTGTAGGAAATAGATTTTGTAGATCCTACACTAGCCCTTGCAATATGATGAGTACGCCATTTAGTCCATGCACTGCTTGGTCTAGAGTATGTAATGGTGGATATAATACTGGAAACTGCAATGGTTCAAACTCAAGTTTTATGTGTACAACATGGAGTAGTCCTTGTAATGCAGGAAATACCCCATGCTCTACATGGTCCACTGTGTGCAACTCAGCCTCATATCCATGTGCATCATTTAATGCCACAACTTTTTTTACTTGCAACTGTCAAACATGTTATCCACAATATATTAGATTTATAAGATCTGTTGCAAATACCGTTACACAGTTAACAAGTTGGACAGTGGCAAGTGTTATTCAGTCTTTTAGAGTAATTATATCTTCTGTAAATCCAGCAAAAACTTCTGCAACAGCTACAATAAAGCCGTATTCAGATGCAAATCTTTCTTCACAAATTGGGGCAGACCTAACTTATACACCAACTGGAGTTGCAATTAATGCAAAATATGGTATAATGGTTAAGCCTTCAAGTTATTCTCAGGGAACAACCATTGATGAAATAACTATAGAGACCAACTAGGAGAAGCTTGTTATGACAGAGCAAAATGATCTACCAGATGTTCCAGATTTAGTTGCACCAAAGCATGATGTAACTGCATTTCCTTATGATATTGCCTTAATTGTTGATGACACTGTTTTTCAAATAATGAACGTTGACGGTCAACAGGCTGCACAGTTTTTATCTCAGCCAAGATTTGTAAGAGTTCTTCCTGGAGATCTTGCTAAAATTGGTTGGAAATATATTGACGGAAAATTTTCTTATCCAGGTGAATCTAATATAGAAGGATTCTAGTAGGGGCGTATTTTGAAACTAATACATTTTATATGCTCAGAATCAATGGAAATTGGTAAACCAGATTTAATTAAAAAATTTATTCCCGAATGGTACAAGAAAGCAGAAACACATTTTTCTTCAGAAGAAGATTTAGCCATTGAAGAAGGAACTCAGAAAACAAGTGCTGGATTAAAGACATGTGTTCCATTTTTAGATGCAATGGTATCTGGATATGCATTAGTAGTTCCATTTGATATATATGTTGGAAAGACTGAAAATGGAGATCTTGACATTAAGTGGAATGCTCCACAAGGTTGGGAAAATTTTGTTGAAGAAAGACCAAGACAGTCTGGGGCTACAATGCCAAGACCAGCAGGACATGCCCCTAATCATATGGTTTGGTCAGGTAGGTGGGGTATTAAAGCTCCAAGAGGATACAGTGTATTGGTAACACATCCTTTAAATAGACAAGATTTGCCTTTTACAACATCTTCTGCAATAATGGATAGTGATAAGTTCTTTGGAAATGGAAACATACCGTTTTTTATAAAAGAAGACTTTGTAGGAGTTATAGAAAAAGGAACTCCTTTTGCTCAAATTATTCCAATCAAAAGAAAGAGATGGAAAATGATTTATAACCCTGCTTTAAAAGATGCTATTCAAAAACATGGACACGATGTTAGAAAAAAAGAAGGAACCTATAAGAAAAAATATTGGCACAGAAAGGAATATTTTTAATGTCAGGTAGTCACGATCATGGTGAAAATATAAGAGTTTTAACTACTAGAGAAATTGTTAGAGACTTTTTTACTAGAAAATATAAAAGCAAAATTTCTTTAAATTCTAACGCTATCCCACCGATGCCTCCTGGGTCTAAAATTAATCATCTGGCTATTATTTTAGATGGAGAGGTGCAAGAAATTATGAGAGCTGAAAATAGACTTGCTGCATTACTACTTAGCCAACCACTAATAGTAGAATTTGATCCAGATAAAGTTAGACCAGATATTGGGTGGGTTTACATAGATAAAGAATTCATCAACGGAGAATGATGAAAAGTAAATCTATTACATTTATATCCTCTATTCCAGACTTTGAAGTTCCTCATCCAATTCCCTCATCTAAGGCTGTTCCAGAGTGGTATAGAAAATTACTGGGGGCGGTAGATAAGGTTGAAACGGTTAAAAAATGTGTACCCGTTTTAGATGCATTAACTTCTGGATATATGATAACTTTACCAGTTGATGTATATTTTAATAAAGATGAAAACTCTTTTTGGTACGACTGCCCTTTTGAAATAAATTCAGATCACTATTTATCACAAACTCAAGGGGTTAACATTGGAGATGAGTTTGACGAACAGCCTCATAAATGGATTAATCAATGGCTTATTGAAACTCCAAAAGGTTACAGCTGTCTATTTGTTCATCCATTAAATAGGATGGACTTGCCATTTAGGTCTTTTACTGGAGTGGTTGACACAGACAAGCATCCAATCGTAATCAACTTCCCCTTTGTTATGAAAAAAGATTTTTCTGGAATTATCCCAGCAGGAACTCCTATAATTCAAGTTATTCCATTTAAAAGAGATAATTGGTCTATGAACGTAGTTGACGATAAACCATTTAAAGAGCATCCAGAAGCTCATGAAGTAGAGAATCCTCCATTTAATTGGTATAAAAGAAGATGGTGGACTAGAAAGGTATATTCTTAATGGAAAGTATTTACCTTGCCATACCTTCAATGGCTGATACTGAAACAAGTGCCACTATAAAAAATGCAATTGAGTCTGCAGAGTTTTCAGACAGAGTGTTTATTGGAGTATCCTTTAAAGATTTAAATAAAAAAGAATACAAAAAAGTTTTAGATCTTAAGGAGAAATATCCAAATATTTCTGTAGAGTTTATTAAACTTAAAAAAAGAAAAGTTTCTGAATACGGAACTGGAGACGGTAGACATAGAGCCCAGCAGATGTACTCTGGTGAAGACTATATGCTTCAAGTAGACTCACATACATATTTTGATAAAAACTGGGATTCTTATCTAATAAAATCATTTAAAGAATTTAAAAAAGAAACTAATATAGAAAAATTTGTACTAACTTCATATATACCTTATTACTCATATAGTCCAGAAGGAAAAAGAAAAAGACATGAGGGAGACTCCTCTCTACCAAGATACCCATACTTTGTTGTTGATGAGTTTTTCTTACAGTACCTTCCAAAGTGGGAAGATAGACTAATTTCAAAAGACTTTGATTCACAAAAATTTGTGCCATGCGTAAAGTTTAATGGAGCCTTTGCGTTTGGAGATAAAAATTTTATAAAAAATACTGGTGTTTTTAAAGATGCTATATTTTATGACGAAGAGCTTATACAGGGGATTAACTTAATAGGAGACGGATTTTCCTTGGTATTTTTAAACGTAAAAGATTTTCCAATAGCTCATTTATATGGGGACGACATTAATGAATTTGGTGGAGAAAGAACTTACTTTGGAGATCTTTTAAGTTCAAAAAAACAAATGGTTGTTGCAGACAAGGCTGTATCTAATTATTTAAATTTTATTCTAGACCCAGAAAACAGTGAAAAAATTAAAAAGTATGAAAAATATGCTAAAATGGACGTTAGAAAAGGACCTCTTTTAAAAAGATATGTTCCAAAAAATTTTATTGTAGGAGATGAATATGAGTGACTTACCTGAAGTTCCAGATTTAATTTATCCTAATCCAGAAAAAACAAGTAAAGACTCAAGCAGACCCGTTAGACCGTGGGACATATTCAATAAAAATATTGAAAAGGTTACAGATAGGGTTCAGAAAGAAAGAATGAGCATTTGCTTGAAATGTCCTAGACTAATTAAATCAACTCGTCAATGCAAAGAGTGTGGCTGCTTTATGGATGCAAAGACCAGACTTTTTGAAGCAGAGTGCCCACTTTCAAAATGGGATAGAATAGATCTAGACGAAAACAAATTTGACTACAAGAAAGATCAATAGTGACTAAAGTAGAGTTTATAACGGGAGATGCAACAAATTTATCTTTTATTGAGAGTAATTCAGTAGACTTAATAATTGCAGCTCCACCATTTATCAATAGAGATGCTAGTGGATACGGTGGTAATCCTAAAAAACAAATACATTTTAATTCTAAAAAAATGCTAAAGCTATTAGTAAAAAGTACAAAAGAGATGGAAAGGGTTTTAAAGCCTACAGGAAGTATATGGATTGAAATTTCTCCAGAAGAAGATTTAATGCACAAGTATATTAACCAAGTTTTAAAAAAAACTAAGTTGCATCACCCAAACACAATTATCCATAAGGTTGTAGATGATGAAAATAAGTCAAACAAGGACGAGGCTATCTATAAGGACTGGTATTTATGGTTTCATCTAGTAAAAGATCCTAATCATTACTACCAAAATCCTTTTAAGGTAAAAAAGTTTAAAGATCCTTTGTGGCAACTTCCCCTTTCAAATAAGGATGACATGATAGACAAAGCTTTAAGCTTTAATTATCCTAAAATTATTCATTATGCAGTTGTAAAAGATATACCAGAAAGATTTATAGAGATGTACACAAAAGAAGGTTTTACAGTGTTAGACCCATTTGGAGGAAGTGGAACCGTTGCATGTATAGCCTATCAATTAAATAGAAACGGAATAAGTGTTGATATTTCGCAAGAGCAAACAGATATATCAAATAAAAGAATAGAGATAATGAGAAGTATTAACAATGTTTAATAAAAAATACATAGAAATAAGTAGAGTTTCAGAAAAAAACATATTTGAAATTGTTCCAAACAAAGTTAAAAGAAAATGGATGGATAAAACAGAAGGGAATGCCTATCGGTGTGTCCCTATGAACGTTGCAAACTCATACGGATGGACAGTTTTGTCTCCAGGTGAATTTTCTGCAACTTGGGATGGTGGTGAATCAAAAAATTCCCTTAGAGTAGAATTTGGAAAAGATACCGCATTTCAATTTGCAGCATCGGAGTTTGGTCATGGCATACTTTCTATAGTTCCAGATTTTATAGTAAGAACATCAAAAAATGTTTCACTTTATGTTAGAGGAATTCCAAATCAAATAGCAATGGGTCTTCAGCCATTTGATGGAATCGTAGAGACAGACTGGCTTCCGTTTACCTTTACATTTAACTATAAGTTTTTAAAACCTGGAAGGTTAACAATAAATAAAGATCAGCCACTTTTTACTTTTTTTCCAATAGAAAGAGGTTATATAGAAAGCTTTGAAACAAGAGAAGGGTTGCTATATAAAGATAAAGAATTTTATGAAGATTATTTAAAATACTCAGATTTAAGAGAATACCAGCAGTCTGGAAAAGAAACAAAAGACTCTGGGGCATATTTAAAAGGAAAGCTATATGAAAAAGAATTTGATATACTTAATCATACCAAGAAAGTAATCCTTCCAGTATTTAAGAAAGAAGAGGAATAATGTCAAAGTACCTTATAACAGGTGGTCCAGGATCTTTAGGAAAAGAAATTTGCAATAGCCTTCTGAGCCTTTGTGACACTAAAGAGATTATTATGTTTTCTAGAAATGAAACAAAGCAGTTTGAGGCATCTATGTCTATCAATGACAAAAGAGTTAGGTATGTAGTTGGAGATATAAAAAACTATGACTCGCTATTTGGCATAATGAAGGGTGTAGACTATGTATTTCACGCTGCAGCCTTAAAGCACATAGATCTGGCAGAAAAGTCTCCTGATGAAACAATTAAAGTAAATGTTTTAGGAACTAGCAATGTTATTAATGCTGCAATTCAAAATAATGTAAAAAAGGTTTTATTAATATCTACAGACAAAGCATGTATTCCAACAAGCATTTATGGGGTTAGCAAGCTACTTTCTGAAAAGAATGCTATTCTTTCTAATGATATTTCTGATACAAAATTTTCTGTAGTAAGATTTGGTAATTTAATTGGCAGCAATGGGTCAATATTTCAAAAATGGAAAATTATGAAAAACGATAGTGACAAGATATCTGTTACCCATAAAAAAATGACTAGGTTTTTTATCAGAAGCTCCGAGGCTGCTTTTTGGTCAATTAAATTTATGCAAATTATGAACGGCAAAGAAGTATTTGTTCCAAAAATGAAAAGTGCAAATATCTACGACATAGCTAAGTCATTTATAGATGAGTCTAGAATAGATATTACTGGAACTAGACCTGGTGAAAAACTTGATGAAGATATTTTATCTAATTTAGAACTAGGATCTGTTGAGGATATGGGGGAATTCTATATATTAAATAATGATAATGCAAGTAGCGGATTTTCTTACAACAGTAGTAACAATAAACAATGGTACTCTGGAGAAGAAATAAATGGATTTTTTTAAATACAGGAGGAATAATGGTTAGTAAAAAGTTTTCAGTGGTAAGTACTTGCAACTTATGTATAGATTCTATTTCAAAGTTTTTTAAAAAAGCAAAAAAGGTTGAAAAAAATAATCCAAACTGCAAGTGCAACAATTGCAAGTGTTTTAGATAATAGTTTGTATAAAGGAATGATTTTTGTGAACGAAGTAGTGTTGGTAGATATTGATGGCACTGTTGCACATAGGTGTGACAGAGGACCTTACGAATATGACAAGGTTGGAACAGATTTTCCAGACAGTGCTGTTATTGAAATTGTTAACTGTTTGTGGAAGTCCAGCAAAACTATAATATATATAACTGGTCGTGAAGACTCTTGTTACGAAGAAACTTATAAATGGTTGGTAGAAAACTGTCCACCATTTTCCAAATTATATATGCGTAAAACTGGTGACTATCGCAAAGATTCAGAAGTAAAAAAAGAAATATATGAAAATTATATTAAGGATAAGTTTAATGTTTTATGTGTATTAGATGATCGTCAGTCAGTAGTTGATATGTGGAGAGATCTTGGTCTTAAATGTCTTCAAGTTAACTACGGAGATTTTTAATGAATGATGTAAAAAAAATACATCATTTTTATCATATAGGATCTTCAGGACAATGGCTTCAACCTCTATCTGAGCACATTCATGCTTTAAAAAGATACGGTCTTTTAGATGAGCTTTATAGTTTAAATTTTGGAATTATTGGATTATATGAAAATAGAAAAGCTGTAAAAGAATATTTGTCTAAAGAGCTTAAAGAATTTAATATTGTTGCAGAGGCTGATGAAGGATGGGAACAAGTTACCCTTAAGCCATTATATGAGTTTTCTTTAAAAAATGACGGATATATATTTTATGCTCATACAAAAGCTTCAAATAATCACAACCTTTATGGAGTAAAGCATAGAAGGTCAATGACATACTTTAATGTTGTAAACTGGAAAAAATGCTTAGAAAAAATAGATGAGGGTCACGATTTAGCTGGGGTTCACTATTGTCAAATGTACCTTCTTAAAGATGCCTATGGAAATGAGCTAGATCTTCCAGGGGAAACTAAGTATGAATATGTGAAAAAATATGATGGCTTTTATTTAGGAAACTTTTGGTGGACAACAACAGATGCAATAAAAACTCTAGATCCTTGTAAAAACGAGTATAGGCAAGATGCTGAATTTTGGATAGCAAAAATAAAGTTACATAATAAGTCAGCATATGACTTTCATCCTATAAATAATCTCATAGAGCACGAAGACCAGTTTGTAACCAAGTGGTAAAATCTTAATGTTTTGTGGCAAATATACTAAACATGGTATAATATTGAAAGGTGATTAACTATGGCATTTCCAGGTACATACAATTTTAACTACTATGCAGGTGATACTTTTGAGTTTCTTGTAAAGCCTAAAGGTTCAACTGGTGAAGCTTTTGACGACCTTTCTGACTACACACCAACTTTTATAGTTGCAACAGCTAGAGGTTCCGCATCTGCATCAGTATTAACTTCTGCTGATAGTTCAGAACTTGTTGCGACAATTCAAGGTGGAGATACCGTCTCTTGCACAATTAAGCCAGAGGGTGGAAGACAGCTGTCTGGGGCTAGATACTTTTATGATTTAGAAATTAAAAATACTGACGAAGAATCCGAATCTTTTGGAAAGGTGTTTACTCTTTTAACTGGAACCATAACTGTAACTCAAGATGTGGCGGTAACGTAGTATGGCAATAGATACAATCATATCTAATGATGAATTAGTTGTAGTTGGACCACCTGCTTCAGTATCTGTAAGTGTTGACATTGGTCCACAAGGAGAAAGAGGCTCTCAGTTCTTTTCTGGGGTAGGTCCACCACTTCCTGATAACGCTTCTATATTAACAAATGCAAAAATTAATGATTTATATATTAATAATAGAATTGGTTCAAAGTACGGAGTAATTTACAAACTAGATGCAACTCCTGGAGGTAGCATCTGGACAGAAATTTTAAGATTTCAACCAACATCTTATGCTGCTAGAAAAAATGTAGACTTTGTATCTGGTTCTGGATCTATATCCATACCTTTAGCAGATTTTTATAACAATGCTCCAGAAAGTTTAAATCCAGAAACTATTTTAGTTCAAGCAACTCCAGAAATAGATGATCCAGCTTTTATTTCTATATCTAATAAAGATATTCAAGATGTCTCTGGATCTAGAACGTTTATTGTAGAGTTAAAAGGTGCAAAGTTTGTTTCAGGATCAGTTTCTTCAATATCTTCTTCTGCTACTCCTATAAGTTTTTTTATAAGCGTTGGAGGGGTTGAATAAAATGTCAGACTTAATTAGTATAACTAAAGGATTTGTACCACAGTTTAATACACACGTTCCAGAGCTAGAAGATGATGCTAATATTCAAAATGCTTTTGAAATTTTTTATTTTGGAGATTCTTCAGCTGGAAGTTCCTACGATGAAGTAGATAGTATTTATGCACACTTGTTGAATTTTGATTCAAGAATTGATGCAAGTGATTCTACAATTAATGGACTGCTGTCAACTATTGGTACAGGAAACTCAGTTGTTGGAACTGGAACATCTCAAACACTGACTAATAAAACTATAAATCTTTTAAACAACACTCTTTCTGGAACAGTTGCTCAATTTAATATAGCTTTGTCAGACGCTGATTTTTCTACAATAGCTGGAACTGAAACCTTAACAAATAAAACTTTGACTTCTCCAAAGATAAATGAAAATGTGGCTTTAACTGCCACTGCAACTGAGCTTAACTATGTTGATGGTGTTACTTCTGCAATTCAGACACAGCTAGATTCTAAGTCTCCTAGTGCTAGTCCTACCTTTACTGGAACAGTAGTTCTTCCATCTAATACCTCTATTGGCACAGTGTCTGCTACTGAGATTGGATACGTTGATGGAGTTACATCTTCTATTCAAACACAAATTAACCTAAAGCCAACATTAACCTATGAAGGAGTTGCTGTGGGAAGAAATATTTTTGTTCAAGCAGCACAGCCTACAGCTGCTAACATTGGTGATATTTGGCTTGACTTTTAGGACATAAAATGGCTATTACTTGGGGTACTTGGAGATATGGTAATATTGGTCAATCCAGCAAAAACGGAATGCGTGTTGGCATGGACTTTATTTCTTGGTCTGCCGTTACTACTGGCTCAACAACTGTAACTGCTACAGTTGATGTTTGGACTGAAAATGAATTTGCTCATAGTGGAGATACTCAAAGACTAACTTATGGAGGTTCCTTTTCTGGAACTACAGACTATACAAATAATCAAGGTACTAGAACCACAACAAAACGTGCTACTAAAACTGCTACATACACATATCCAGCTGGTTCTTATGGTACTAGTCCTGGAAGCCTAACATTTACAGCAGAATTAACTCTTCATTATTGGGATGATGGAACCAATCCTACTGTATCTATAAGTGCTGCTATTCCAGCACGACCAGCTCCTCCTCCACCACCTCCTCCTCCGCCACCACCACCACCACCTCCGCCACCAATATTTGTTCCTACTATGGGAACTACAACTGCCGCAGCTGGTGTTGGATTTATTGATGTTGGATGGTCAGTTTCAAATAACGGTGGAGCTGGAATTAATTATTTCCATGTTTATAAAAATGGTGCATACTTTAATCAATATGCTTCAAATGTATTTTCTTTACGAGATAATGTTGGAAATGGAGTAACTGCTTCATATGCAGTATATGCAAATAACTCTGCTGGATGGTCTGCTGTATCTAATACTGCTAGTGCTACTACACCAAATTTTCCATCAGCCCCAGGAATTTCTTCAACTTATGGGAATGGATTTATAACTGTAAGTTATTCAACTCCATCAAGTAATGGAGGAAGCACTATAACTTCTTACCAGTACTCTTTAGATAATAGCACTTGGGTAACAACTCCTTCTAATCCATTTAATATTAATGGCACTAATGGAACCCCTATAACAGTGTATGTTCGTGCTGTTAATGCTGTTGGTGGAGGAGCTTCATCTAATACTACTAAGACCCCAAGTACTACTCCAGGTCAAGTTTCTTCAATAGTATTTGATAATTCAACTTTTGGACAAATAACTGTATCTTGGGGTGCACCAACAAATACTGGAGGCTCCAGTATTACTGGATACACTTTAAAAAGAGATGGCGTAACTATTTTAAATAATATAAATCAGCTTTCATTTGTAGATACTGGTCTTTCTCCATACACTCTTTATACATATTCAATAACAGCTAATAATATTAATGGTCAAGGAACCTCATTTAGTAGTAATATAAGAAGTCTTGGAGGAATATTTAAAGTTTGGAATGGAACTTCTTATGTGACAGCACTTCCTAAAGTTTGGAATGGAACATCTTGGGTAAATGCTCAGGCAAGAGTTTGGAATGGCACAGAATGGAAGTATGGAATATAAAGCATTGACATTATTCCATTTTTAGTATATACTTTTACCAAGTACTATAGACAGGAGAATTAACATGGTACTCAAGTTAACAAAATCACAAACAGAAATTTTGCAATCTTATGGTCGCTCATTTCTAGGTGCAGCACTCGCACTATATATGGCAGGTAATACTGATGCTTATACATATCTATATGCTTTTGTAGCTGCATTTGCACCAGTTGCAATTCGTTACTTTAATAAGAATGACATTGCATTTGGAAAAATTTCTGGAAGTTCAACTTCTGAAGAAGTCGCTACAGAAGTAGTTAAGGCAGCAAAAAAGGTTGCTGCAAAGAAGACAACAAAGAAGTAAGACCCAATGCCATCTCCAACAATTGCTTTTTTAACTTATGACTGGACTTTTGGTATAAAACCATTACAGCCAAATGGGTGTGGTTGGTATAGAGCATATCTTCCAATGAAGCAATTGAAGGAGCATGGCTGGGAAACTGGAATAGGTCTTCCAGGTTTTAATCCAGATCATGGATTTGGTATTTTAATTCCAGATGAAAAAGCAATACATGGCTGGGACATTATTGTTTTAAAACTTATTATGCTTGAAAGAGTTGTTGATCAAGTAAGACAGGCTAAAGAGCTTGGTCAAAAAATTGTAGTTGATATTGATGACCATATGGAAGGTCTTGAAGAAACAAATCTTGCATACAAAACTACTCATCCAGATTCAAATCCAAATAACAATAGGGATCACTACATTGCAATTATTAATCAAGCAGATGCATTAATAACTTCTACTCCATTTTTAAAAGACTTCTACCAAAACAAGTATCCAGAAAAGCCAGTATATTTAGTTAGAAATGGAATAGACATTGAACGCTGGGGTATAAAAAGAAAAGATTTTTCTGGTCGTCTTCCAACGTTTGGATGGGTTGGTGCAACTCCTTGGAGATCTGGAGACCTTGAAACTTTAAAGCCTTTCTTTGGAGAGTTCTTAAAAAAGAAACATCTGAAGTTTCATCATGCAGGAAACATTATTAATGCCCCAACAGCAGCTCAGCAAATTGGTATTGATAAAAAATATTGCTCAGTTGAACCAATGAAAACAATGCTTCATGTTCCAGAACTATTTAGAAAAATGGATGTTGGCATTGTCCCGTTAAGAAACGTTCCATTTAATCACGCAAAGTCTTATTTAAAAGGTCTTGAGAATGCAGCAGCAGGAGTTCCATTCATTGCTTCTGGAGGACTTCCAGAGTATCAATTATTCTCAGATGCTGGTGTTGGAAGAATTGCAAATACTCCAGATGAATGGACTAGTCATATGGAAGAGTTGTTAGATCCAAAAGTAAGGCTTGAAGAAAGAGATAAGAATTTTCAAATTATATCTGAAAAGTTTTCAATGAAACAAACAGGGTATGACTGGGATAGAGTTTGCAAAGAAATTCTTGCGTTATAATATATGTATGGCTAAAATATATATAAAAAATGACAGTAATTCTGAATTAGTTGCAGATCTATTAAAAAAATATATTAGACAAGAAACTGTTCATAATCTATCTGTTCATGAGTCTAATGCTGACTTTTGCATTAGTTTAAAGATACCAGAATTTCCATCGGATTCAAAACTAAATGCTTATATCTATAACAATGTTGAGAATATGGAAGAGCTTGCTTCTAAAATATATTATCAATGTTCAAAAGCAGACATCAAGGTTAGAGAATTAAAGAAAAAGTCTATGCCAAAAGATCAATATGACATAGATTTTAAATGTCCTACACTAACAATAAATTTAACAAATGATTCAATAGAAATTGATGAAGAGGTTTATGCACTTGTAGTTGGTCAAGGAATAGTTTCTTATTTAAATCCTGGAACTGTGTTTGATACATTTTCAGTAAAAGATAAAATTAAAAAGCCAGGGGATAAAAGTTTTGTTAATAGACAATTTATTCAACAGCCTACCAACAACACAAAGCTTCTTTTTAAGAAGTAGCTAAAGATATATATCCTTTAATTTTTTCAATCATGTCAATTCCTGGGTAAAAAGAAGTTTGGCAAGATAAACAATAAAAATATACCTTGTCACTACTATCAACTTGTGAGATAACAAGATCTGGAAATTCTTCGTTTTCATTAAATGGACAAATAATTTCTACTGCTTTGTTAACTTTAACTAGTTCGTTATATAGGTTTACCTCTTGTATGGTAACGTTCATTTGATTCTCCTTGAATATTAGTGTAGAATATAACTATTCCCATTTTATCAGAAGGACGTGTTACACAATGTCATTTATTGACTCCAACGGATCTATAACAGATCCATACCGCAATTTTATTCATATCTCAAGGTATGCTCGCTGGATTGAAAACGAAAATCGTAGAGAAACTTGGGAGGAAACCGTTGACAGATATTGTAACTTCATGAGAGATCATCTCGTACTTAATCATGGATACAGTCCAAATGCAAAAGTGTTTACTGAAGTTAGAGAAGCAATCCTGAACCACCACATAATGCCATCTATGAGGGCACTGATGACCGCTGGACCTGCTTTAGAAAGAGACCATATCGCAGCATACAATTGCTCTTTTATTGCCGTAGACAGCCCTAGAGCCTTTGATGAGGCTATGTATATTTTAATGAATGGAACTGGTGTTGGATTTAGTGTTGAGCAAAAATATATTAATCAACTCCCAGTTATTTCAGAATCATTTTTTCAAACAGATACTACAATTGTTGTTGACGACTCAAAACTAGGATGGGCAAAGGCTTACAAGGAATTGATTGCACTTCTCTATCAGGGTCAAATTCCAAACTGGGATGTTTCAAAGGTTCGTCCTGCTGGGGCAAGACTAAAGGTATTTGGTGGAAGAGCATCTGGTCCAGATCCACTTGTAGATCTTTTTAATTTTACAATTGAAACATTTAAGGTTGCTTCAGGAAGAAGAATGAAGTCAATTGAGGCACATGATTTAATGTGTAAGATTGGAGAAGTTGTTGTAGTTGGTGGAGTTCGCAGAAGTGCTTTAATTTCATTATCTAACCTAGATGATTTTGAAATGGCAAAAGCTAAGAGTGGTCAATGGTGGGAAGGTAATGGTCAGAGAGCGTTAGCAAATAACTCTGCTGTTTATAATTCTAAGCCAAACACTGCACAGTTCCTTCGTGAATGGAGAAACCTATACGAGTCAAAGTCTGGTGAGCGTGGAATTTACAACATTGATTCTGTTCGTAAACATATTGATAAGTTTGGTCGTAGAGATTCAAGCCTAGTTGGTGGAACAAATCCCTGTGGAGAAATTCTTCTTCGTCCAAATGAATTTTGCAATTTAACAGAAGTTGTAATTGATGCAACTGATACAAAAGAAACCTTGCTTGAAAAGGTTAGACTTGCAACAATTCTTGGAACATGGCAATCAACTTTGACTAATTTTAAGTATATTAGAAAAACTTGGAGAGATAACTGTGAAGAAGAAAGACTTCTTGGAGTATCCTTAACTGGTATCTATGGAAATAAAATTACTGCTACAAATGGAAAAGCTCTTGAGTCACTTCTTGATGAAATGAGAGATCTATCTGTTTCAGTAAATGAAAAAGAGGCTAAGTCTTTAAACATTAATCCTTCAGTATCAATTACCTGTGTAAAGCCTTCAGGAACTGTTTCACAGCTTACAGGAGTGTCTTCTGGTATTCACCCATGGTATTCAGAATACTATGTAAGAAGTGTTAGAGCAGATAACAAAGATCCTTTAACTCAGTTTTTAAAAGATTCTGGAATTCCTTTTGAGCCAGATGTTATGAAGCCAGAAGTTACAACTGTATTCTACTTCCCAATTAAGGCTCCAAAAAATGCAGTACTTACAAAAGATTTAACAGCAATTGATCATCTTGAAATGTGGAAGACATATAGAACTCACTGGACAGAACATAATCCAAGTGTAACTATCAATGTTGAAGAAGATGAGTGGATGCGTGTTGGTGCTTGGGTATTTGACAACTTTGACTCAATTGGCGGAGTTTCATTTCTTCCATCAGTTGAACACTCTTACAAGCAAGCTCCTTATCAGGAAATATCTAAAGAAGAGTACGATTCCTGGCTAAGTAAGATGCCAGACTCAATTCGCTGGGACATGCTTTCTTTGTATGAAACAACTGATGGAACAACTGGAAGCCAAGAACTATCCTGTGTTGCTGGAGCTTGTGAAATTGTAGATATTACAAGATAGTCTCTATGATAAAATAGACTAGAGGTAATCTATGTCCTACACACGTTCAAATCTTTATGCTTCCAGAATATATGCTGAGCATCCTGTAGCTTTGTGGTCAATGGATGAGCCAAACTATTTTGTTTCTTTAATTTCAGATGCAGAAAAAGAGGTTACGGAATCCAACTGGGACTTTGATAATGCTACTATAAATGCATCTGCAACGTTCACACTTTCAGGGTATCCTTTTGATGATTTAGATGTTAATAAAATTTATCTTTCTACAGACTCTCCAAAAGAAATGGAAGTTTCGCTTTCTTCTGCTATTTCTTATTCAGAATTAGATCTTGGAAAAGGAAGCGTTTGCGTTTCTTCCTATATTTACATTCCTGGAGAAACCGATGTTCTTTATTTAGATATTGGTTTTATTGTTGATGGAGAGTATGTTTATAAAAGATATTTGTCATTAAAGGTGAATAACTGGGAAAAAATTTCTCATACAGTTAAGTTTTCGGAAGATACTTTTACTCCCTTTATAAGAGTTGGATTTTATCCAAGTGTAGATGCTTTAGAAGATGAATCATCTGTATATATAAATGGAGTATCTGTTGGGCAATGGTCAGAACCTTATAATTCAGTAAGCACTGGAATATCTCCACAACCTCTTCCATCAAATATTAGAAGTCTTATAGACTTTCCAGAATCTATAGAGTGTACAGTTTTAGACCCCTACGGTCTTAGTACAGAGTCAGAAAATGGATATGTGACATCAATAAGCAATTCTCTCTTTGCAAAACTTGCAGGAGTTCCAATGGTTTATGGGTCAAGCGGAAATATAAGAATAAATAAAGATGCTATAGTCCTAACTGAAATTCTTGACGGATCTTCTTTAGAAGAAATATTGATAGATGGAGGATCTTCTTCAACAGAGTATATGTATTCTATAGACGGAGGAGCTTCGTATGAATTTTTGTATTTAACAGAAGATCAGTATTACAACTTTCCTTCCCTTATATTTCCTGGAAAAGGATTTTTAAATCAATCAGGAAATAATAAAACTTTGACAACAGAGTTTTGGTTAAGAATTAATCCAGAAAAAACTAAAAAGAATAGAATATTTGGACCACTAACATCCAGTGATGGCATATACATAGATAAAGAATTTATTTCTATCGTTGTAGGAAATTATACAAAGTCTTATTTTATTGGAAAATGGTATAGACCAATGCTTATGCATTTTTGTCAAAGTCCAAGTGAAATATTTTTAATGATAAATGGAGAAAAGGTTATATCTATACCAATAGAATCTTTAAATATTGAAACATTCCCAATAAAAGATGAAGACTTCTTAGGATTTTACACAGACGCAGAAATATATTTATACGAGATTGACTCTTTTTCAATATTCCCATATGCTGTTGCAGAGCAGGTTGCAAAAAAGAGATACGTTTTTGGACAAGGAGTTCAAGAGCAAGATAACATAGTTTCATCATCAAACGGAAATCTTTCTTATGTAGACTTCCCATTTTCTGGCTACAGCTCTACAATAAGGTATCCTGATAGAACAAAGTGGGAAGATGGATTTTACAATAATATAGTTGCAAATTCAAAAGGAATATCTTTGCCTGAATATAGTCTTCCACAGGTTTTATTTACTAACACTGGAATTGGTTCAGAATATCAAAAGTCACTGGCTAGTATAAATTTCTATGAAGATAATTATGAACTTCAAGATGAAAATTATCCTTTTATCTGCATGGCTCCAAGCTATGAATACTTATTTAATGAATCTTTTGGAACAGTATATTTTTCAAAGCTAAATCAGACAAACTATCAAACAAGATCGCTATATTCAGTTTTAAAAACATCAGAGGATGTTACAAGTAGACAGTCTATATTATATATATCAAATAATACTAGCTCAGATGTTTTTGAAGTTTTCATTGATTCTGCAAGTGTTCAATATTCTTATAACGAAACTGTATTAAAATCAGAAACAATTTCTCAAAATTCTTTTTTTGCAGTGGGAATTGATTTTAATAAAATAGAACAGGCTTATAACTCTGTAGTTGGATCATTCTTTTCAAGACCAGATACCTTGTCTTTAAATTTTGCAGGAAAAGATGAAGATGTGTTTTTAGGAAAAATATTTTCTTTAACAATAAATAGCGACTTCTTTACAGATAAAGATGGGTCAGAAATGTTTGACTCTTACGGTTTTGCTATCAAAAACTTTAATTCAAAATTTTATGACTATATTGGATCCTATACACTTCTTCCTAAAGCTACCAATACCTCAATGGTTTTAGACATAGGAGTATCTGGTTACTGGGAAAATTCCATCCCCCTTTCCTACTTTGGAAGATATATAACTCAAAATAATGGAGATTTAAAGTATGACTTAGATATGCTACAGTTTAATATAGATACACCATCTTCAACATTTTCAAAACATAGTGAACTGTCTTCTTTGTATCAAGAATCATTATCTACAAAAGTTTTTGTAACCTTGCAGGATGTTTCTAAAATAGGAAAAACCACATATACACAGTTTGCTAATACAGAGATTATTGGAATTGATAAAATTTTAGATTTAGGAAAAATTACTTCTCCAAATAACACAAAGTATAAAATTAATGATAAAACAGTTATGTATGTTCCAAAAAATATTGCAGGATTTTCAAATTATTATGTCACAATTCATATTGAAATTTCCTCTAAAGGTATAAAAACAGAAAATGTTAATGTTAAAAATATGGGGATTGCAGGTCTATCGTTTGATGAAGGACAATTTTATTCAATAAATACTCCTACTGCAGGTAAGTTTTATCCAATAGTTAAAAATGAAAATCAGTATGTTTACAAAAGAAATGTTCCAGTAGTGATTGACACAGAATCATCTCCATATTTGTATCTAGCAGGAGACTCTGGAATACAGGTATTGCCAGAAGTTGACGAAAATTTAATAAAAGGGTTGTCAATTCCAGTTAACCAAACTTTAAAGGTTAATCAAGAAATGGTAGGAATTCAAATGTTTTTAATGTATGATGAGGCAAGCTCTTTTACTGAAAGAAAAAAGATTGGAAAGATATTTAGCTCAAACAACTCTTACGACATAATTCTAATTCCTGAAGAAGATGGAAAAAGAGCATTCTTTTCAATAGTTGATTCTGTTACTGGAGATCAGTTTTTAGATGCAAAATCATTTTTAAATGGAAAGCTTGTAAATGATATAGTAATTGAGCCACTTACCTGGAACTATATAGCAATAGCTTTGCAGGAAAACTCTATACCTTTAAATGGAATTCTTGCTCAGATTGAAATATATTCTGGAGTTAAAGTTGACAATGTTGCAAGCTTTATGGAACTAAATCCTATTAAACAAAACTTAATTGTTTTTGACGAATGGGATCTTGTTGACAATAGAACTTGGGAATACTGGTCTGGATCTGGGTCTACATCTTTCAATTGGCAACAGATATTAAATGAAGAATCTCTTGAAGTTACTGTTTTGTCTTTAGATGGAAAAGAAATTTTTAACACATATGCAGGTCTTTCTTCTGGAGTTGGAGACGATAATAGCGTAATTAGTGTCAGTTTTGATTCTGTTGTAATATTAAATGACATATCTTGGGACACCTATTTGGTTTAACCGTCAAATTATGGTACAATGATGTCATGGAATATATTGATGGATTACAAAAACTGCCAAACAAGCCAAAAGTAAAGGTCGTAGAGAACAATGCTGACTACGGACTGTATGTTTGGAAACTAGAAACTGGAAAAATATTTGGTGATGACGATGGAAATTTTATGAACATCCCAGCCAGAAAATATGACTTAACTGCAATTAACAGGCTTACACAGGCTGCAGCACATTATGGTGCTGGAGAAGGTAAGGCAGTTTTTATGCCAGGAGTTACAAGAATTACAGACGAAGAGCATTCTGTACAGATTGATAGAATGAAACAGGGATATATTCCTAGTGAATTTGATACTGATGCTTTTGCAGATGCAGCAAAGGGGCTTAATAAGCATGGAGATGACTGAAACAATTGCCAGACTGGACAATCTAGACAAAAATAAACCATCAGCAAACAAGTCTGATGATTTTATGAATGAGGCAGACGTAGTAAAAGCTTTTGATGGTATTGATGCAAATTTTAAAAGAAGAATAACTAGAATGAGCAAGGCTTACACTGGTCAAGATGGTGCAAAGTCAAAGCAGCTATTTCCAGAACAAGATATCACTACAGCTTACGGTCTTTTTGATGTGGTTTTGCCACCATACAATCTTGATGAATTGGCTTTTTTCTTTGACAACTCTTTTGCAAACCACGCTGCAATTAATGCAAAGGTTGCTAATACCGTTGGTCTTGGTTACAACTTTATAATGTCTGATATTGTTAAGGCAAGAATTGAAGAAATTGAAGATGTTAATCAAAGAGTTAGAGCACAAAGAAAAGTTGAAAGAGCAAAGTCTGAATTAACTAATTGGCTTGAAGAACTAAATGATGAAGATACTTTTACTCATGTTCTTGAAAAAGCAATGACAGACTATGAAGCAACTGGTAACGGATATATTGAAATTGGAAGAAAAAATACTGGAGAAATTGGCTACATTGGTCACATTCCTGCCACAACAGTTCGTGTAAGACGTATGCGTGATGGATATATTCAGATTGTAAATCAAAGAGTAGTATACTTTAGAAACTTTCAAGATAGTTCAACAGCAAACCCTGTTACTTCAGATCAAAGACCTAATGAATTAATACATATTAAAAAGTATAGCCCAAAGAATACTTACTATGGTGTTCCAGATGTAGTTTCTGCTGCAACATCAGTTGTTGGAGATCAGCTTGCTGCAAGGTATAACATTGATTATTTTGAAAACAAAGCTGTTCCAAGATATATTGTTACACTAAAGGGTGCAAAACTTTCTGCAGATGCAGAAGACAAGTTGTTTAGATTCCTACAGTCTGGTCTTCGTGGACAAAATCATAGAACTCTTTATATCCCACTCCCTGGAGATGCAGCAGATAATAAAGTTGAATTTAAAATGGAGCCAGTTGAAAATGGAATTCAAGAAGGATCTTTTGATAAGTACAGAACTTCCAACGTTCATGATATTTTGATGGCACATCAAGTTCCTATTTCTAAAGTTGGGTCAGACCCTGGAAGTTCAATTGCCTCTGCTTTAGTTTCAGACAGAACTTTTAAAGAGCAGGTTGCTAGACCATCTCAAAAGAATTTAGAGAAAACAATAAACAAGCTTATTAAAGAAAAGACAGACATCCTTTTACTAAAGTTTAATGAACTAACTTTGACTGATGAAAATACTCAAAGTCAAATTGATGAAAGATATCTAAGGGCACAAGTTGTTGTTCCAAATGATATCAGACCTAGACTTGGACTCCCAGTAGTTCCACAAGGAGATATTCCAGTAGTTATGACCCCTCAACAACGTGCAGAACAGAATGCTCAAATGTCTGGAACAAGGCAAAGAGATCAGCAAAGAACTGATCAGGCATCTGACTCTACTTCAACTACAACAGGAAGAAATCCTGGTGGTGAAGGAAGATCTGTAGTATAATATAACAATATTATAAATATATAAAAAATACATATATAATAGGAAGTAACATGACTGCTTTAAACAAGGCTTACTGGACTTCGGATAACGATGATATAAAGTTATCTATGCCAATAGCCAAGATAGATGAAGAGCGTAGACTCGTCTCTGGATTTGCTACGCTTGATAATATTGATAAGCAGTCTGACATTGTTCCAACAAATGTAAGTATAAAAGCCTTTGAAACATTCCGTGGTAATTTGAGAGAAATGCATCAGGCAATTGCAGTTGGAAAAGTAATTAATTTTAGACAAGAAAAGTTTTTTGACAAGTCTACAGAAAAACTATATAATGGTGTATATGTAGATGCTTACATTTCTAAGGGTGCTCAAGATACTTGGGAAAAGGTTCTTGATGGTACTCTTTCAGGATTTTCAATTGGCGGAGTAATTAAAGATGCAGAAAATTCTTGGGATGAAAACATTGATAAGACAGTAAGAATTGTAAAAGATTATGAACTTCATGAGCTATCCTTGGTAGACAATCCTGCAAATCAGTTTGCAAATGTTGTGTCTATTCAGAAGATTAATAAGGATGAACAAAATGATGGTATAATTGCAAAAGCAGATCTTGAAAATGTCTACTGGTGTGAGAATGACGGTCTCGTCAGACTTTCAGAGGTTGAAGATTCAAGCTGTCCTTCATGTGAAGTTAGCATGAAAAATATTGGTTTTGTAGAGACGAAGGATGCAGAGAAAGCTATGACAGTTAAGTCACTCTTAAATAAGTTTATTGGTGTAACAGACCTAGTAAAATCTGATGAAGTTTCCGAAACCCCACAATCTTCAGGCGAAACGTCTGAAACAGCGATTGACAATAATGCGTCAATTGCGGAAAACAATATAAAGGAGGAGAACAACGTGTCAGAAGAAAATACAGTAGTAGAAGACACCGTTGAAGAAGTTGCAGCTGAAGAAGCTGTTGCTGAAGCTCCTGCCGAAGAAACCGTAGAAAAGTCAGTTGACGCAGTTGACGCTGTTGAGGAAACAGTAGCTAAGTCTGCTGATCCAGAAGAAGCATCTGCAGAAGAAGTTGCAGAAGAAGTTGCTTCTGATGACGTTGAAGTTGAAAAGTCTGTTATTGCAGAAGATACAACCGATTCTGAGCTTGTAAAAGCTGTTGACGAAATTAAGGTTTCAGTAACAGAGGCAGTGAGTGAACTTGTTTCAACAATTAAATCACTAAACGAAGAAATTGCAGGTATCAAAAAGTCAGTTGATACAACCAATGAAGAAATTTCTGCGGTAAAAGGCAATCTTGAAGAGTTTGGAAAGCGTGTAGACGGTCTAGAAGACGATACAGCTGTCCGTAAGTCTGGCGATCTTGGCGGGGTCGTTCAGGGCAATACAATAAGAAAAGGGTCTATGTGGGGTGGACGTTTCCTAAATTCCGCTGACCTATATCATTAAGAGAAACTGGAGGTGAAATAAAAAATGACAGAAAACAATGAAATTTTAGAAAAGTCGGCTGCAGCAGGTTCTATCGTATCTGGTGGAATTGGTGGTGTAGATACACCAGTAGCTGGAATTCTTGACAATACGAACCCAGTTGGTGATCTAGTGTCTGATGGCGGTATTTTGCAGCCTGAACAGTCACGTCAGTTTATTGAGTATATCTTTGAACAGCAGGTACTAGCACAAGATGGTCGTAGAGTTACTATGAGAGCTAATACAACCGAACTTGAAAAGATGAATGTTGGAGAGCGTGTAATCCGTGCAGCAGCCCAGGCTGATGCAACCTACACAAATGCTGATGTTCAATTTACTAAGGTACAACTTACCACTAAGAAGATTCGTCTTGATTGGGAAGTTTCGACTGAAGCTCTTGAAGATAATATCGAAGGTTCAGGTCTTGAGGATCACTTGGTCCGTACAATGACCCGTGCATTCGCAAACGATCTTGAAGATCTAGCAATCAATGGTACAGGAACTGGTACAAACAACTTCCTTAACATCCTTGAAGGCTTCGTATCAATCGAATCTGATGGTAATTCAGCAACATATGGTACAACTATCGAAGACTTGCAGGGTCTAATCCTTGCAATGCCTCGTAAGTACCGTGGTTCACGTTCGAACATGAAGTTCTATGCAGACACCGAAACCGTTGCTTCAATTATCAACGGTCTTGGATCTTCTGGTAACTTGAATTCCGAGCGTATTATTGAACGTGTTATTGATGGCTCTGCTCCGCAGACCCTTGGTGCACCAATTCAGTATCGTGTTCTAGGTCTTCCATTAGTTGAAGTTCCTTTGATGCCAGCTGGTTATGTATCACTTACATTCCCAGAAAACCGCATTTGGGGCTTCCAGAGAGACGTAACAGTACACCGTGAATTCAAGCCGAAGAAGGACACTGTAGAATATACAGTATTCCTACGCTTTGGTATTGCTATCGAAGAAACCGATGCAGTAGCATTCATGCAAGACTAATTATAGTCAAAATTGGAGGGGAGGCATTAACTTGTCTCCCCTTCATCTATTTATAAATGATATAATAAGATAGATATATTATGGAAAAAGTTAAAGATGAACTAGTATGCTTATTTATTAAAGGTGCAGGTGCATACAATAAAGAGCTTGGCAGACTTAACAGAGGTTATAATATAGTAAGCAAGAAAGATGCTGATGTATGGGTTAGCAAGTTCTCACAAATTAAGATAGCATCTCCAGAGGAGGTAGCCGAAGCATTCGGTGTTAAATAATGGAAGCTTTAAGAATTAATGGTCAAAGACCATACATAACATTCTCTGGACTACTACCTAGTTCAGAATATACTTTAGTTTATACAGATTTAAATACAGAGCAAGATTACACAGTTTTGCAAGAATCTGATGGTAATGGGTCAGTAACCTTTTTACTAAATGAATCATACATAGGATATGATGCAACACTAGAAGCAAACGTTTATGACTATCTAGAAGAAGTTGTTATTTCTACAAATATTGACGTTGTTAGACCATACACAGACATATCTAGTCTTGCCACTTATTTAAACAAGACTTCTACTCAAGTAACAGAGATGGAAAGAATTGCAAGGTACATTATTGATTCAGAAGTTTCTGAAGGATTTGGATATACTAGAAAAGAAAAAGAGATTGTTGGAAATGGCTCTGACTACCTAGTGGTTAATGAAAAGATTAATAAGCTTTACAAGGTATATGAAAATGGAACTTTACTTTATGACTCAGAATCAGAAAACAATGAAACAAATTTTGCAATTAGCAAAGATAAAACTTCAATAGTTCCAGTATATGGACAAGATAATAAAACAGAATATCCAGAAGTATGGAGAGATAGATATCTTTCTAGAGCATTCGCTGACGGATATGATTATGTAATTGATGCAGACTTTGGATATAAAGTAGTTCCACAAGATATTCAAGAGGCAACAAAACTTCTTTGCTCAGATATATCTAGTGACAATATGAAATACTTAAACAAGTACATTGAATCATTTGATAATGCTGATTTTAAAATTAAGTTTGCAAAGAACTTTAATGCATCAACTGGAAATCTTGTAGTTGATAGAATCCTAACAAAGTACAAGAATAGCATCCGTGTTGGGGTGTTATAAATGCTTTTCAATTCAACACTTGATGACATACTTTTTCCTATGACTGCAGATATTTATTATGCAGAAGAAATTCAATCATCTTATGGAAACATGGTCAGAAGATGGGCACTTGACAGAACTGTAAAATGTTCTGCAATTAGTGAACTAGTTGATGCCATGATTGCTCCAGAATTAAAGGTAAGAAATAAATCTTTTGATTATAGCTCTGGAGTTGCATTTAGAACACAAGAAGATGTAAGAAAATCCTCTTCTGGAAAGTATTTTCCAATAACTGCAATAGCTATTACAAACATAAAAGATCCATCAGGAGAACCAGTATGGATTAATGGAGACAATCTTAAGTATGAACAAGGTGCTACAAAAACAAAATATGAAGTTAAGACAATAGTTCCAAGCTTTGATATGTTTCATAATGTTGGAATGTATAGAATGTTTATTTCAAGATCTGCAAACCAAAAGTGGGAAGATGAGTTATGATAAGATCGAGAATAAAAGCAGATGATTTAATTAAAAAGTTAAATAATACAGTAAGATATTCTAATGGATTTGTTACTGAATTAAATAAAAACAAGTCTTTGTTAAATCAAAAAGTAGGTATGACATCTATTTCAGCATTTTATGACTATCTAGATGGTCTGGCAAGATCTCATCCAGGAATGCTTCATCATGTGTATGAGTGGGGAAGCATTGGAGATCCAATGGAAAGATTGTATGACTTAAGTCTTGAAGTTAATAATACTTCAGCAGTAATTGATGCAGAATTTTTACAATCAAATATTCCTTCAGAAGATGGACAAGAGCCTTTTTACAATAAAGCCATTATTATGGAAGAAGGAATCCCTGTAACTATTAATGAAAAAAATGCACAAGCCCTAGCCTTTACAATTGATGGACAGGAATACTTTAGAGTTGGTCCAATTACAATTGCAAATCCTGGTGGAGAAGCAACTAGAGGATCTTTTGTAGAAGCGTTTAATGAATTTTATGGATCTTACTTTACAAATGTTTATCTACAAGCAATAAAGTTTTATGACTATTTTTCAAATGCTAAGGCATACGAGAATGGTTTTGCTTCAGGCGTAAATGGTGGGGGCTATCCTCTAGGAAAAGCAGCAGCACTTTCTTGGATTTCTAGAGCCCCAGGAGAAGTGATTTAATGGTAGTGTATAGACCAGAACAAATTATAAACCTTTATGTGTGGGAGCAGTTTAAAACTTATGCTCCAGAATTTCACAGAATGTATGCCCCTGTAGTTGGAAATCAAAATCTTGCAATAGTTCCTTTCTTTCCATCTCCTGCATCAAATCTTCCAACTCCAGTTCTTGAAAATGATTTGCCATATATTGTATTTGATAAGTTTAGTAGAGTCCGTGGAGGCTATAAATATTTCTACCCTATAAAGACTGACCAGATGAGGTATACGATCCATGGTGGCTCTCTGTGGGGCATTAACAAGTTCGAACAGGACAGGTTTGAGACTACATACAATCTAACTTCTTTAATACAAAATATCTTAGATAGAGAAGACGATGCTGGAAGAGATATTAATGAATTTGCTAAGACTTTGCCAGGATATGCAGAGTCTAAAAATGGCAAAGACTTAAATCAATACTATTTTCATTGTGTAAATGTATATCAATCTGGATTTACAGATAATCAGCAAGATGTGGCTGACTTTATGGAATATAATCCCACAAGAGATCTAATTATTAAGTATGATTACCATTCTCCACAATTTGGAGAAAGGTCAGTTTAATAACTTTCATAAACATAGTATATAATTAAGTTAGGAAACGCCAATGCCCTACAAATTTAAGACTAAAATTGAGGTGAAAAAATATGGCTAATCGTGGAAATTCCAATCAAATTATCGTTGGTGCAGCACAGTTGTTCGTTTCAACACAAGGTCCTCTAGAATGGGACAGTGCTGAAGAATACTATGCATTTAACGGAAGTGCCTCAGCAGGTGTTCTTGACTTTGTTCCAGGACAGAAGTTTGCAGACACTCTTGAGTTGAATGACTCAGCAAGATGGAGAAACGTAGGCTACACCATGAACGGTCTGGAAGTACAATTCCAGCCAGATTTTGGTGAGGTACAGGTTGATCAGCTTCTTGACGTTGCTAAGCTTTACAAGCAAGGTATGCAGGTTAACATGGTAACAGCATTTGCTGAAGCTACTCTTGAAAACCTTGTTGTTGCAGTTGCAACTTCAGATGCTAACTACAATGATGATGACGCAGACGAGCTAACTCTAAATCTATCTGCAGGTGATATCGGTGAGGTTCCTTTGGAACGTGCACTTATCGCTGTAGGTCCAGGTTCTGGTGATCCAAACGCAACTGGTGAAGATGCAGTAGAGCGTGTATACGTTGCTAACCGTGCTCTATCTATTGATAGCGTAACAGTTTCAGCAAAGCGTGATACTCCTTCTATGTACGAAGTATCGTTCCGTTTGCTTCCAGCTGGTAATGGCTCATACGGCAAGATCGTTGATCGTGTTGTAGGAACTACAGTATAATAACTGAATAATAGATCTTGCCCACTCTCATTAATTTGAGGGTGGGTAATTTCTTTTAACAAGGCTTCTATGATATAATTGAGTATATTCTATAGGAGGAATAAATGGCAACTAGCGTATATGAAGTTGTAGAAGTAGAACTATTAGATGGTTCTGCTATTTCTATGAAACCCCTAAAAATCTCTTTACTTAGAGATTTTATGAAAGAGTTTCAAAAAATTAGTGATCCAAAAATTGCAGAAGACAATGTAAAGTCTATGGATCTTTTATTAAACTGTGCTGTAATTGCTATGAAGCAATACAACCCAGAACTGGCAACCAAAGAGCAGCTAGAAGAGCTCATTGACTTGCCAACAGTGTACAAGGTTATTGAAGTGGCTGCAGGAATTAAGCTGAATGACCCAAACGCACTGGCAGCGGCTCTAGTTGGGACGAACTAGATCTTGCTGAGATAGAATCAAGAGTATTTCTTCTGGGATTCTGGAAGAACTATTCTGAACTGGAGGACTCTATATCAATGCCCGAACTGGTAGCAATACTAGAAGCTAAAAATAGTCAAGAATATGAAAGTAGAAAATTCATGGCAGCTTTACAGGGCGTTGATTTAGATAGTTCAGATACGTCTAAGAATAAATGGGAAGAGATAAAGGCTAGAGCTTTTAGCAAAGGTGCTACATCGAATCCTAGAGACATTCTTGCCCTTCAAGGCAAAGCTGCACAACGTGCTGGCTTTGGAATTGGAAATGGCTTGGATTATGAGGTGGTTAATTAATGGCTGGAGTAGCTAAAGGCATTATTGATATCCAGATAAACACTGGGTCTGCTGCTGCTGAGCTAAAAAAGCTCCAACTACAAATTAACTCCTTTAATTCAGCCCTTTCCAAGGGAAATCTAGCCCAAGCTAAATTTGCTACTGACTATACAAGAGATCTTTCAAAAGCAATAAATTCAACTGGAGTTTTTACTTCAGAGTTTGTAAAGTTAAACTCCGCTGCTGCAAATCTTGACAACACTTTAAAAAGAGGAAGAGGAACTTTAGGTCAATTTTTTAGTTCTGCATTTAATAGAAATAGTGCAGCGTTTGCAGAAACAATGTCTCTTGCAGCTAGAAGAGCTTCTACCTTGCAAACACAATTTATTTCAACTGGTGCTTCTGCACAAGGTATGGGTGAAGCTCTTGCAATTAGACCTCTAGATGCCTATGCCTCTAAAGCAGCAATTGCAGCAGAAAGACAAGCCCTTCTAAATACAATGTTTAGACAGGGAACAACCCACATGATTAACTTTGGTAAAAATGTTCAGTGGGCTGGTCGTCAGCTTATGGTTGGCTTTACCGTACCTTTAACTGTTTTAGGAACAGTCGCAGGTAAAACCTTTATGGATATTGAAAAAGAATTAGTTAATCTTAAAAAGGTTTATGGAGATGCTTTTACAACTCCAGAAGAAGTAAATCAAAATATTGCACAAGTTAGACAACTTGCTGAAGAATATACAAAATATGGAATTGCAGTAAAAGATACTATTGGAATGGCTGCAAATGCAGCAGCTTCTGGTGCAAGAAATGCAGACTTAATAGATGCAACAAGACAAGCAACAAGACTAGCAACTCTTGGTCAGATGGAGCAGCAAGAAGCTTTAAAGACTACAATAGCCCTGCAATCTGCTTTTAGACTTTCTGGAGAAGACCTTGCAGATACAATTAACTTTTTAAATATGGTTGAAAATCAAACAGTAGTTTCTTTGCAAGACTTGTCTGCAGCAATTCCAAGAGTTGCCCCAGTTATTAAAGGTCTTGGTGGAGATGTACGAGACATGTCAGTATTCCTTGCAGCAATGCAAGAAGGTGGTGTTAGTGCAGAACAGGGTGCTAACGCACTAAAGTCTGGTCTTGCATCTTTAATTAATCCAACAAAAGCAGCAACAGAAACTTTGGGAAGTTTTGGAATTAATCTAGATAAGATAATTTCTACAAATCGTGGAGATTTGATGGGAACAGTATTTGCTTTTGGTGAGGCACTTAAAGGCTTGGATGATTTTTCAAAGCAACAGGCATTAGAAAAAGTTTTTGGAAAGTATCAGTATGCAAGACTTGGAGCTTTGTTTGAAAATATTGTTAGAGATGGATCTCAAGCAAGTCAAGTTTTACAATTAATGGAGTATGATGTTGCAGCATTAAAAACTACAGCAGAAAAAGAACTTAGTGCTGTAGAAAATGCTTTAGGAACACAGCTTATTGGAGCAGTAGAAAGATTAAAGCTATCTCTTGAACCAATTGGAGAGATATTTGTTAAACTTGCTATTCCTTTTGTAAATTTTCTTACAACTATTGTTGAAAAATTTAATGGGCTATCTGATGGTCAAAAGAAATTTGCAGCAATAGCAGCAGTCCTTGTTGGTGTCGTAATTCCTGCTGGAACAATGTTTCTTGGTCTTTTAATTAACTTGCTTGGAACACTTGGAAAAATTAGTCATGGAATTGCAATTTTCGTAAAGTCACTTATTAAGGGTGGTCCAATAGCAGCAATAAGAACACTTACGCAATCTACCAAATATTTATCAATTGAAGAACTAGAAGCAGCAACTGCTGCAAAGCAATTGTCATCTGCTACACATATTGCTAAAGCAGCAATGCTAGAACAGGCTACTTCTACAGATATTGCAAGAATAGCTGTGGCAAAGCTTACTGCAGAGTACAGAACTCTTATATCAGCACAGGCACAGGCAGCAGCATTTAATCCAGCATTTAAAACTGCAGGTATGGCAGGAGCTGCAGCAGGTGCAGGTAAAACTGGTTCTGTTACAGTTAGAGCCCTTAGAAGAAATGCTGGTGGACCAATATTTGTATCTGGAGAAACACAGGTTCCAGGAGTTGGAAATACTGACACCGTTCCAGCAATGCTTACTCCAGGAGAGTTTGTTGTAAACAAAGAGGCAACTGCAAAAAATTATGCACTTCTTGATGCAATCAATAGTGGAAATAAATTTAATAAGGGCGGAATGATTCCTGGATACAATCTTGGATCAATGGTTTTAAGAAATAGTCAAGCAAGAAATCAGGCTATTAAGGAAAGATATCTTAGAATGTTTGGACCTGAAGCTCAGGCTAAAGGGATAAGTCTTGAAGAAAGATTTGGAAATCTTTCACTGCTATCAAGACAAGATCGTATTAAAAACCAAAGAGCTTTAAAACCAAAAAATGTGACAGCAAGACGAACATCGCCCAACCAACAAAGAGCTCAACAAGATGTACAGGAAGGACCTATTCGAAATGTTCAAAGCGTTGGTAACGCACCACAGAGTGTTATAGATGAACTAACGGCAGACTTGGTAGCACTAGGAGCTCCAGCTAATGTTATGGGTGAAAAGGCAAGACTTATCACTCCAACACCAAGATATAAAAGAGAGGGTCCAGCACTTGAGGGTGATACCAGCTATGGAAAAGAGTTTGACTTTAATAATAGTCTGAGGCGTGGAGTGAGCAACCCTAATCTTGGCGTTGCTAGAAAAGAAATGGAAGATCTTTTTGCACTAAATCCTCAACTTCATGGAACCTCAACTCCAGTCTCTCCATTTAAACACATATTAGATGAAGCTAACCTTGATCCTGCTCATTATTCAAGAATTGACTCAGCACTAAGATCTAAGGCTATAGAAATTGTTAAAAGGTCTCCAGAATCTCATAAATTTTCAGATCCTGAATACGGAAGAATTATTGTTGACTCATTAAGGGCAGCAAATCTTTCAACTATTCTTCAAGAAAGATTGTTGTCTACAGCAAGAATAATGAATACAGAAATTGGTTCAAGATCAATGAAAAGGTTTGAACCATACATTAAGGATTCTATTAGATTTAGTGATACTGGTGGCATACATCCAAAGTTTGAACCTGTTCCAAATGCTCCTAGAGGTGGTACATACATATATACTGCAAGTGATGGAACACGAGTTGAAATAAATGCAGGACAGTCACGACCTATACCTGGAAGATTATCGTATTCAAATCAAAGATATAATGCAGGTCGCACATATAACAATGCACATGCAGAAGTTCAAGATTTTAATGCTGGTGGAGCTGTTGGAGGTATGCAATATTTTGGCAGAATGATGCCAAATCGTGTTGTTGCAAAAAACCAATTTGAAAAGTTCTCTGGAACAAAGATTGCAGAGTCAGAAGGACATAGTAGTAGGTTTAGAAGCCTAGCTGGAGTTTATGAGGTTAATGGCAGAAAAATGTTTGTTAAGCCATTTCAAACTCTTCAAGAAGCTCAGGCAGAATTAATTGGAAATGCGGCAAGAAGAGCAATTGCAGGAACTGCAACCCCTGGATCAAGAATTGTAAGAATGGACGGTCCTGAAGGAGAAATATTTGCAACAACTGCTCCAATGATTCCAGGAATGAAATCAGGATCAACTCTTTCTACTAAAGAACTTGTCAAGCAAATTCCTGCCTCATCAATGCTTGGAGATATGGATGCAACAGCTGGAAATATTATTTCAACTCGTGGAGGAAGACTTGCAACAATTGATCCTGGTGCTGCAGGTGTTAAGCTAATTAGAAATTCAAAAGGTGTATTTAGAAGAGCTACTGGATCTGAAATTAGTTTTGGAAATGAAGCAACAAATACTGGAGCATATACAGCAAAAGCAATTACACAGGTTATTGAAAAAACAGGGGCATCAAAAGACTTTGTTAAAATGCTTGGAGATTCTATTGCTCGTGAAAAATTAACTAAAGCACAATTTACAAAAATGTATGATGATGCTGTTGAGTCAGCTATTGCAAGAGTGTCTTCCTTTAAACTACCTTCTAGAATTGGAGATAGATCAAAATTAGATGAGTTAGCAAGAGCATCTGGATATAAAAATGCAGATGAAGCATACTCTGCAATTATGCTTAGAGACCTTACTTCAATTAGAGGTTTAAGTGGAGAGATATATACAAGTGCTTCAAGATTCCAAGGAGTGCTAAAGGCAAATAGTGGAACTCTTGTTCCAGGTGTAGGAAATACTGATACAGTTCCTGCAATGCTAACTCCTGGAGAGTTTGTAATTAATAAAGATGCTACTGCAAAAAATCTTCCTTTGCTACAGGCAATTAATAACGGAGAAACAAGAAGGTATGGTCTTGGAGACTATGTTAACCCTCTTGGTTCATTGACAAATGCTCAAAGAATAAAAGGAATTAGACCTTCAGCATCATACCAGCAATCAAGATCCGCCACTGGATACAATGTCTTTAGTGGAATGGGTTCTGCTGAAAAAATTGCACCAGTCCAGGCAGCATTAAAAACAGGTCCAAAATATATATTAGACGCATATAAAGAATCTGGAAAAGCAATTTCAGATGCAGCCAAACCAATGTTAACTTCTTTTAAAGATACAAGTAAGTCTGTTGCAAATGGAGCAAATAATTTAAAAAATTCTATTAAAGATTATGGAAAATGGAATGTTGTTCCAAGAATGCAAGATGCAAAACAGGCTGTGGCAAACACAAGGGCAGCTATGGGAACTCCTGAAGCAAAGGCTCTTAGAGCAGAAAGAATGCAAAAAGCTGGTCAAGGAATGATGATGGCTTCAATGATTCCAATGATGGCTTCAGGTTTTGTAGAAGATCCAAAGCAACAGCAAATGATGATGGCTGCTGGAGGTGCTATGGCTATTCTTCCAATGCTTCAACAGTTTGGTCCAATTTTAGGAGGACTAACCCTAGCAGTAGGAGCTGCTGCTGCAGGATTCTTAATGTTTAAAAAGGATATGGATAATACTGCTAAATCAGCTGCAGAATTTGGGTCAAACCTTGGTGGGGCAGCAAATAGAATGGAAACAATTAGTGCTGCAACTGGTTATGGATTTGCGTCAACAAGATCTTCAGTACAAGACTTTAGATTTACAGAAGAGCAGTCACAAGGTGCTGCTGAAATGATGCCTTTCTTTGATACTGATGAGGGTAAAAAGCTTGTAGAAGACTTAAAGGGTGCTTCTTCTGAAGAAAGGTATGAGAAAGTTGCATCAATGCTAACATTTGCAATAGCAGATGGAATGGATCCTAAAAAAGCAGAGTCTTTTGGATCTGCAATAGCTTTTGCATTAGACGATTCATTATTAAAATCAAAAACAGTAGCTCTTATTAGATCTGGAAGGCTTCAAAGTGGATCTCAAGCAATGATTAGTGAAATTTCTAAAAGACAGGCAGCTGCAGACTCTTCAACGGTTTCAGATTTTGAAAAAGCAAAAGCTGAAGAGGCAAAAAGAAATAATACTGCTGGAACTAGTTCCAATGTAAAGTATGGAGGAATTGGGTTAGCTGCAGGTTTAGGTGCAGGAGTTGCAATCGCTGCATCAACTGCAAAGCTAGCAGCAATGGGTGGTGCAATAGGATCAGTAGTTCCAGTTGTTGGAACTGCTGTTGGTGCTGTAGCTGGTGCTGTAGTTGGATTAGTGGCTGGTATAGCAGTTTACAATCTAGCAATAAAAAATCAACAAAAACAGGTTGCAGAGTCATCCAAATCATTTGGAGCAACTATTCAAACATTAAAAGAATTAAACAATGCCGAATCTTTATTAAATGAAGAAAGGTCTAAAGGATTAATAACAGATACTCAGTTCGAATCTTCTTTAAAACAAATTAATGAAATGAGACAAGTTGAGTATGAAAGAGTTAAGAAGGCTATAGACATTGGAGCAAGTGCAGATGCACAGGCACAAGGAATTAAAGACCAGTTAGTGCTTTCTGGATTTAAGGGAGATACTGCTCAGGCAGTTGCATCTAATGTAACAACTGATAGTATTTCAAATAAGCTGTTCCAAAAAGATATGGACAAGCTAGATCAAGCTCAAAAAGATGTAGTAACTGGAATTATGGCAAGCACTTTGGATGGAATAACTGAAGAAAATGCTGGAGCAAAAATTGGAGACATAACAGACATCTATGCAAAAATAGCAGATGAACTAGTTACAGCAGCAGCAGATGGCTTAACCTCAGAAGAAATTAGGGCTGAAGCAGAAAAGGAACAAATTAGAAAGTTTGCTGAATCTGCAGCATCTAATCTTGTGAACCTAACTCCTGAACAACAGGCTGCAAGAGCAAATACTATGGCAAGCAATGTTAGTGCTGCACTTCCTAATGTAAATAAGATGGGTGTCACTACTTCTCAACTAGTAAGTGGAATTTCAGGGGTAAGTGCAGAAGATCAAGCAAAGATAACAGAGTCAACTGCTAATGTTGAAAAATTTGCACAGCTTTTAAATAGTCTTCCAGAAGGATATGACCTATCTCTAGCAATGGAATATTTCTCTGGAGATAATAAAGAACAAGATGTAGATGCATTCTATAAAACACAAAAAGATGCTATTGATAAAATTGCAGAACTTATGCCAAAGGGAGCAGATGCTCAGGCAATCTATACCGCACTCAAAGGACCTGGAAAAGATCCAGTTAAAGAGTTAGAGGCTGCAAATAAAAAAGCTCAAGAAATGTTTGATTCTCTAGGTGGAGATGAAGCTAAAGTAAAGAGCGTTGTATTTGAAAGTACTGGGTACGACATGACACAGGCAGAAGTAGATGCCTTTGGTGCACTTCCTGCAAGTGAGCAAAAATCATATTTAGCATCATTTACCATTGCAACTATGTCAGTTGGAAATGCACCAACTATTCCTCAGTCAGGAGCTCCTGCAGAAATGTCAGCCTACTACAAGAGACTAGAGGTTTGGAAAAAAGCTGTAGCAGATCAACAAAAAGCTATCCAGTCAGTAATTCCTCAGACAGTTGTTAATACTGATGACAACGGTAGTAGCTCTGGCGGAACAAAGCCTCCTAGCAAAAAGGCTCAAGCAAAAACTTTCTTAAAAGATGCTACTACGAATAACAAAGTTCTTAAAAATTACACAAACCTAGTTAAAGGTGCTGCAACAGCTAACAATATAGAAGCCCTTAGCATGATTCCTCAAGATGTATACATGAATCTTTCTACTGAAAATAGAAAGAAATTGATTAAAGAAATGCAAAAGCAAATTGCGTATCAACAAAGATTAAATGCAGTAACAGTTTTAGCAGAAACTCAAAAAGCTACAGCAGATATGAAAAAATATTCAAAAGCACTTAACTCTTTGGGTGTTGTAATAACTTCAGATATCGAAGGAATGATTGACCAGAAAGCATTCCTTGCTATGACTACTGAAGAAAGAAAGGCATACATTGCAGAGCTGAATAAACAATCAGTAGCACAAGCTAAGCTAGCAGCAACTATGGCACTTGCAGATGCCAAAAAACAAACTAGCGATATGCAAAAATATTCTGCTGCACTAGGTGGACTAGGTGTTGCAATAAGCTCAGACATTGAAGGAATGATTGATCAAAAAGCATTCCTTGCTATGAACACTGCTCAAAGAAAAGCATATATTGCAGAGCTAAATAAGCAGACTTTGGCACAGGCTAAGCTAGCAGCTGCAATGGAAATTACAGACATGCAACAACAAACTCAAGAAATGCAAAATTACTTTAATGCAATTTCTCCAATCGCTGCTGCTGCTGGGGCAGAAGTTTTGGGAATGATAGATACAGAAAAGTATCTTGCAATGACTACTACACAAAGGGAGGAATATGTAAAACAGCTAACTTCTCAGCTAAATGTTCAAAGAGCACTTGATTATTTAACACAGACTTCTCAAGAAAGAACAATGGATGCAATAGATGCAGAATCTTCAGCAATAAATATTAAGAATTCTGCATTACAAAACTCCCTTTCTGGAATGGAAAGAGAAAATGAGTTAATACAACGTCAAATAAGTTTAAGAAACCATGCTCTTGATTTGTTAGCAAAAGAAGAAGAAAAGATTAATACAACTTATGATGATAGAGTAAAGGCTCTTGATAAGGTTGCTAATGCAAATGATAGAATTGCTCAAAAAGATCGTTCAAGATTAGACCTAGCTTCAGCACTTGCATCTGGAGATATTTCTGCTGCAGCAGGTGCAGCAAGTGCAATGCAACAAGAAGAGGCACAGTTTAGAATTGAGGACGCAAGGGCAGCACTTGAAGCAAAAAGACAAAAAGAACTTGAATCGTTAACAGTTTCTGTAAATGGTGTAATGATGACAAGAAAGCAAATTACAGAACAAATATCTCAGTTTGGTGAGACTATTTACAAAAATGAACAAGACATGATTTTAATTCAAGACCAACTTTATGCTAACTCTCTTGCACAAAAAGTACTAGATGATCAAAGAATGAAGTTAGAACAGCAAGTTTTGTTAATAAAAATGAGACAAAATATTGAAGCCTTAAGAGCACAGGGGTTAACTGGTCAAGCTTTAATAGATTTTCAAAATTATATTGATGCCTATAATACCCTTCAGGCAGCAGCTGCAGCAGCTGACATTGGAAATCCTGGAGCTGCTGCAAATACAACATTGGGTGCTGGTGGCGGAGGAGGAGCTGCTGCAGTAATTGCTGCTCCAACTCCTGTAGCTGCTGTAACTCCAGTAACTCCACCACCACCGCCTCCTCCACCACCGCCTCCTCCACCACCTCCACCGCCACCACCTCCACCGCCACCACCGCCACCACCACCTGTTTATAGCTATTATACAAAAGCTCAATTCAATGCTGGAATAAAAGACTCAAAAGTTTCTTATGGAAATGGAAGTGAGCAGCATTACATAGCCAGAAAGTTGGGCTATTCGAATCCAACTGCTAGAACAGTAAAAGCAGACGAGATGGACAATGTTTATTGGGCTCTTTCAGAAGCAAGAAGGCAAGAGATTACAGAGTTAGTAAAAGAAGCAAGAGCCTCTACATCAAAAGCATTTTCTGGATATAACAGTGGAGGTCTTGTTGCAGGACCTGGAAATACTGACAGTATATCTGCAATGCTCACCCCTGGAGAATTTGTAGTAAGAAGATCTATGGTGGATAAATATGGAATGTCACTGCTTGAAGCAATAAATATGGGTGCTTTTAAAATGCCAAACATGCAGGAGCCTAAGTTTAGCTTTAGTGATTCTGGAAGATATGATACTGGAATTAGTGATGCAAGAGTTACTGAAACAATGTATAATAATGTATATAACTTAAATGTTAATGTTGCTGGAACAGATGCCTCACCAGACGATATTGCAAATGTAGTTATGGCAAAGCTTTCACAGCAAAATAGAGGAAATTTAAGGAGCAATAGATACTAATGGTTAGTAGTGCATATTTAAATTCTAGAAAAAAGTGGGAAAGACCACAAGCAATTATTTTTTCAAATAACTCTGGAGGAATTTTAAATGGTGTTCCACAAATTTCTGGAGTTGAAGGACAAGACTTCTTAATACTTTCTGACCATAATAGAAGTGACATTTCTTTTAATGCTAATAGAATTGAAAGTAAAAAAAGAATGGTAAATGGTCATATGCGTTCTTATCATATTGCAGATAAGATGGAGATATCTTTTTCTTATGACATGCTTCCTTCAAGATCTTACAGCAAAGATCCAGAGTTTGATGAAAATGGAATTCAAACATCAGACTCTTTGGTTCCAGATACTCCAAAAAATCCAAGACTATTTCCAGCAGAGCACACCTTGATAGAATATACAGCAGATGGCGGTGCTGGAGGATCAGAGCTATTAGAATGGTACAAAACAAATCCAGGATCATTTTATGCATTTTTATCTTACGACAAGCCTCAAAGTTTTACTGTTGGAAAATATACTAGTTTAAATAAGTATTCAGAAGTGTTAGAAGTATTTTTCTCAGACTTTAGTTACAACGTTGTCAAAAGAGGTGGGTCTAATCACGATCTATGGGACATATCTATTTCTATTGAGGAGGTATAATGTTTTCAGATAATGATTTAATTAACCATCTTAAAACAAAGAATAGTGTATCCATAGATTCCTTGGTTATTGCAGAGTGGAATCAAAATGATTTTACTAACCTTGAAAACTATGGTAACTATAGGTTTAGACCAGATGGATCAGATGTAGTATATAGAAATATTTATCCAGAATATGATCCACAAGATGTTGTAAATTCTTATACCAATGCCTTGGATTCAAACTACATTTCTGAATATAAAACAGAAGACCCAGATGAGCCAGTTACTTTTATTACAAAAGAAAGTGATAGAGAATCTTACTACTCTTTAAAGGATTGCATTAAGCCTTTTAGACCTAGATCTGGAATCAACAAGATGTTGTATTTTGGAGAGTCTAATATTAATAATACCAAGTTTGTTGACAGCTTTAGATCTGGAAGAAGACCAAGGTATTATTTTTCTTCAAGGTTTGACAACTTTAAATACTGGAACTCTTATAGAAAAGAATCTGGTCAAGAGTTTGGAATATCTAGTCAGGTTGCTACATTTTTTACCACTGATAATCCTTCTTACAAAATAAAAGACTGTGCCCCATTTGTTACTTACAAAAACAAGGTAGCTACAAATAGAATAGTCGTAAAGATGCAAACTAATCTAGCTGATCCAGCAGCAGTTGGTGTTAATGGAGACTCTCTAGTTCCTGAAGAAATTAGAAGAAACAATTCTTTAATAGCAGATCCAATGAAAGATATATCAAAATCTTCTGTTCCAAAAAAATGGAAAATACAATACCTTGATGAAAACAATAACTGGGCTGACGCAATACAGTTTGATGAAACGTCTACTAGAAGAGATGGGTCAAGAATTGTTCCTTGGGATGGATATGTAGAAGTATATTATGGAATAAAAATTCCAGAAAGATTTAGAACAAACTTTAACCTATATAGCTATTTAGATTCTTTTGATCAATTACCAGACACTAGTTTGTACAATTTTTCTAACAATACAAGAGATGGAGATGCATATATAGTTGGAGCCTCATCAACTAATGCAGGAACTCTTTATGTTTGGAGCCAGGAAGATGAAGAGTGGGCAGACTATGATGTAGAATATGGATTTTCACTATTAGAAGATGACGATACAAAAAGGCTTGGACTAGTTAAAAAAATATTAAATCCAGAATACTTTAACATTGAAGGTACTGACATCTATAGAGAATTTGCCTTTGTTAAGGGAATTAGGCTAGTTGTTGAAACTATGTATGCTCCAAATAAAACTTTTGATTTAATTGAAATATCTCCAAGACTAAAGGTTAACATAACTGATTATGTTTTAGATTATGAAATTACTAAAAACATTATGGCAACAGACTATGGTCTTCCCGTTGGAGGTCTTGTTGCTTCAACTGGAAACGTATCCTTGTCAAACCATGACGGATCTTTTACAGAGTTAAATGTTTTTGACGAAGAGGATAAAACTGGGAGCATTATTGCAAACAATCTTAAGCCACAAATTAAATTTGACTTTTATGAAGCAGTTCTTAATGTTAATGGATATGATAAATTTATTCCACTAAAAACATTTTACTCAGAAAATGCAGCTATTGCAACCAGTGGCATGGAAGATATATCTTTAGACTTAAGAGATGCATATTTTATTCTAGAATCAAATAAAGCTGCACCAATATTTTTACAAAATTGTACCCTAACCATGGCAGCAGCACTTCTTCTTGATAACATAGGTTTTAGTAACTATGTCTTTAAAAATATAACCTCTGTAAACGATCCTGTAATACCTTTTTTCTTTGTTGAACCAGACACTTCAGTTTCAGAAATTTTACAAAGACTAGCACAGTCTACTCAAACTGCAATGTTTTTTGACGAGTACAATAACTTTGTTATCATGCCAAAAGAATATTTGATGCCAGACATCTCTATTAGAGATAATAATTTAGCAATATCAGAAAGACTCACAAACTTATATGGTCAAAAAACTGATAACTTTGTTCCAAATATTGAGGCTATTGCAGGATTTGAAACAAACATTTTAAACGATGGTCAAATTAACTACACTACTAGATATATTCAAAGAGAAGTTTCAAGACTAGAGCAAGCAAGTCTTAGCCTAAGTGAAAGAACCTATGGATATAAGAGCTCTATCCTTTGGGAGCTTGGAGATCAAAAAGAATTAAGAACTATAAATCAGCCAACCGCTAATACAGGGTATGCACTTGGAGCTGTAACTTTAAATACAAGCTTACCAGACTTTGCTCCGTATGTAAGAAATCATCAAATTGTAAACAACACAATTGATGTTGGAGAAAGTGCGTTTTGGCTACCAAGGTTTCAAGGATACTTGTATGCAAATGGAGAAATTATAAGATATGATGCTCAACAGTATCACGTTGATGCCCCGTCTGCTTCTGCTACAAATGGTCTTGTTTGGATAACAAGTAATAATGAGTATCAAAAGTATTTTTCAAACTTGGTATTTAATGGAAAAATGACTCTTACAGGGCTGCTTAGAATCTATACAGAACCTTACTACGAGAATGCTTCTGGATCAAATTTTGAGAACCTTGAAGAAAATGTTAGATATAAAAACGGAGATGTTAGGTCTCATGGTAGAGGTCAGTTTGGTACTGGAATAGTAAATCACTTTGCAGGACTAAATCCTTACTGGGAAGATCCAGACAATAGAAGGTCTTTTAGAATGGACTCAGGAAATATTTATAGCACTATTCCTGCAAAATTTTTTCCCAACTTGGAACTTGAAGTGCCAATTACAACTATAATACCTTATGAATTTTATACAGACAGTGAGTTTGTTCAAGGTATTTTAAATCCTAGACTATCCTATGGAAGAGGAAGTGAGCAGCACTATATTGCCAAAGCAATGGGATACACTGATCCATTAGCATACAGCGTAAGGGCTGCAGAAATGGTAGGGGTATATAGAAATTTAAGCCCTTATAGAAAAAATGTAATTACTGGAATGATAATAAGGGCTAATTCTAGTACACAAAATGTTTTTGGATACATGTCAGGATTTAATATGACTCAAATTTCTGATGAGCCACCAAGGTACAACTACGCCATGCCACTTGGAGATGATCCAATTTCTAAAAGCCAATCCCTAGTTCATGGAAAAATTGCAAACTTTATGAAACAATCAACAAGAACAGAAGGATTTTCTAGCTATAGTCAGCAAGACACTGCTGGAATTCAGTCCTCAGCTTTAGTTTTTTCAGGACCATATCCAGTACCATCTTTAGCAAACCCAGTATTTAACAGAACAGAACTATCTGCTACTACTGAAACAGATTTAGTAAACTATGTTTATAAAAGTTTAGATACAGATTATACTCATGTTGGAACTAGAATGAGAATTATTGGAAAACAAAAAGATGACGATACTCAGTCTGCTTTAAATTCTATAAAACTATTTGATATTGATCAAAATAGTTCCACAGGAGGATTAAATGTAAAAGAGCTTTCTGGTGGAGCTGGAGGAATTGGATACATGCTAGATCCAATAACAAACTCTGGATACTACCTTGAAATTGCATCCCTTTCTTCAGATGTTTTAAAAGAGTTTACTAATAGTGGCTCAGTATCTTCTGGCTCAGTATCTTCTGGCTCAGTATCTTCTGGCTCAGTATCATATGAACCAGTTATTGAAAACATAATTTTTTATAAAGTTGAAAATAGACCATACCTTAGACAGAAAACTGGAAAAACAAATATTGCAGTTCCTAAAAAGCTTTGGGGGTCTCTTGCAAGAATTCTTGTAGATGAAGGAAAGTTTATAGGATCTGACAGGGCAACTTCTCAAGAAATTCCAGTGTACGATCTATCTTTGGATGTACAAATTTCTAGAAATGGATCAAGAATATCAAGAATAGATTTTTCCATATACTTAAACAATGTATTAATTGGAATAGTAAGTGACGAAACTCCATTACAAATGCCAGTTGATGGATTAAAAACTGGACTATTTACTAGAGGTTCAAGCAGATGTATGTTTGAAAATATTTATGCCCTAAAGAATATAAAAGAAAACGACACCCCTTTGCTTGAAAAAATTGAAGGAGCATTTTCTGCAGAATCTCTGAGAAAGTATTCCCTTCCAGCAGCAATTCAAAGAACATACATGTCTTCCATTGGAACAGAGACAAGACCAACTGTAGATTTTTATTTTGAAGAGTTTGGCACAATTTTAAGAGAATGTGCATATTTTAATATTAAGTATGACCAAGCTTATCCAGCATTAATTGCAAAAATAGTTCCCCCATTTACTGTTGAAAAATCATATGAAATTTCTGGATTTTTGCCAGGATCATATGGAGCAGAGTTTTTATTATTCAATACAACAGACAAGGCAATAGACTTGAGTGAAAATTCTACCAATAGAATTATGATTCAAGGAATAACTTTTACTCAAAATATATCAAATGTCCTTACTGTAGACGATTACTTTAAGGAACTATCGAACTTCTCTGATCCAGTTATTACAGAAAATAATTTAATAATTTCTCCAGAAAGGTCAGAAAAAATTTATGATAACATTAAGAACAGTAGGGCTATTTATGGAAACAAATCATTTTCTTTAGATTCTGTTTATATTCAAAATGAAGACTCTGCAAAAGATGTTATGAAGTGGATTCTAGATAAAACTATTAAACCAAGAAAGGTTTTTGAAATAGATACTTTTGGAACTTCTCATATACAACTTGGAGATATCGTTAAGATAGATTTTGACTTACCAGAAGGAGTTAAGCTAGTGGATGAGAACAAGAAGTTTGTAGTAATATCTGCTACATACAACAGATCTTCTTCGGATGTTCAAAGTCAATTAAGGTTGATGGAGGTTTAAACATGTCAACTTCTGTAAACTCTGCATCCCCTATGTCAGCCAACCCTTCGCCAACAACTACAAGCTCAACATCTGGTCAAAATGCTGTAAAAACTCCAACTAGAAATATTACTGACATAGCTTCCTTAGTTCCACAATATGATGCAGAATATATACAACAAGTACTTTTTGAAAATCTTTCAGCTATAGAATTGTCAAGAGTTGAAAGACACGACACTATTGAAGGAATTAATCAAAGATATTCAATTATTTCTAATCTATCTGAAATAAGAAAAAAGTACGAAGCAACAAAGCAGCTTACCATCATGGATAAGTTTCAGCCATTGACAGGAATTTATACAATAAATATTCAAGATAAAATTCCTCAAGAAGATTATATAATTTTGCAAGATCTTAATGCAGAGTATCAATATTTAGACGAGAATAACCTAGTTGTTTCTCGTGAAAAAGGATACTATTACTTTGATAGGAATGGAGATCTTGTTATAGACCTTATAAATCTAGAAAAAAATCAACAGGTAGAAATTTTAATAGACACAAATGGTACAATATATAGGGTGGAATCATGATTACAACAGATGGAAAAAATATTGTAGCTAAATATCTTTTAAACCAGGCTCCAGAATTTGCAAGTCACATTGCGATAGGAGTTGGTGGAAATGCTATTGCTACATCAGATACAGAGACTACTTTCTCTCCAACTGCAGAGTCTTTAGAATTTGAGGTTGCAAGAGTTCCAATTTTGTCAAAAGGTCTCTTAAGAGAAGATGGACAAGAAAAAATTGTTTTTAAAGCAGAGCTTCCTATTGAGCAAAGATATCAAATTACTGAAATTGGATTATATCCAGCAGCTAAAAATGCTGTGGCAGGAAATTTTGACAGTAGAATTATTTCAACTTTTAACAACACTGAGCCATGGACATACTCTAATAGTGTTAATGACTCTGGAACTATTCTTTACATTGGACCAGTTCCCATTGATCCAGTAAATATTGGAGACATAAATGTTTCTAATGAGTCCTGGGATGACTTTGTTTTTATAAATAGCAACTCTTCAATATTTGAATACTCAGATAGAATTAATAGAGGAGAGCAGCCAAGATATCTGAATAGAAGTATGATGGTTTCTGGAGACACCTCTACTGTTACAGGAACTTCAGGATCAGCTTCTTTAATAAACGTTTCTAGCAGTACTTCTTATTATATTGAAAACAATTCCATTAACTTAAACTTGGGAAAAAATCTTCCTACTGATAAAATAAAATTAGCATTTTCAGTAGTAAGCATTGCAAGAGAAGAGGTAGAAGCTCTTCCTCCAAGCAATGTTAAAATTAGATTAGAATTTTTAAATAACTTAGGACCTTCTATAGCAAAGTCTTATGTAAATATTGTGCTAACAGATGAAGATTTAAAAGCTCTTGATGAAGATAGAGAAATGAGATATCAAGTTGTTACAAAAAATCTTTCCGAATTTACTACTACTGAAAATTTCTCATGGTCATCAATAACTGGTATAAGAATATATACATGTATTCATGATGATGAAAATATTGAAACTGGAGAACACTACGTTTTATATGACGGTATAAGATTTGAAAATACTTCTAGTTACAACCCCCTTTACTCCTTGGTAGCTGCTGAATATATCAAAACATTGGATCAAAATCCAGTTTTAAAGAAAGAAAACTCTATAAGTTATATAGAGTATAGGTTTGGCATAGGAGTTTCCTAGTGGCAGAAATAAGAATTCCTGTAGAAAAATTGCCTCCTCCAGATAAGAATGGAGACCATGCAATTCAATTTAGAGTAATATCTGTAGATAAAAACCAGTGGTCAGCTTGGTCTCAACTTTATATTCTTAAAAGTATTGGGCAATATAGACCTTTAGAGTCAGATATTGTTGCAATTATTTCTGATGATGAAGTTACTTTAACTTGGGATACTCCAACTATATATAATTACGATGGAACTTCAGATGCAGTTGTAATACAGGAAGACGAAAGCGTTCTTGTAAATTCTGCATCAGTTGTTGTTCACAATCATTCTCAAAACTATAAACAGCACGATACAGATGTTTTTGTTCAGTGGGGAGGATCAGCAATGGGTAATTTTCAATATCACGACAGAGTTTCTGCTGATACTACTAGCATTGTTATTCCAAACGAGTCTGCTTCTGTAAGAGTTTTTGGCGTAGTTGCTTTAAAAGATATACCTCAGCCATACACCTTTGAAGCATCTGCTAGTTATCAAGAAAGACTTGACGAGTATCTTGGAATATCTGGATCAACTCAAGGAGTCTATGATTTGTTTAAAGTTTTTGATACAGGAGTTCAGTCACTAAGCTGATATAATTAAGTAGGAGAAAAAAATGGCACAAATTGAAACACCAGATAGAGGTCAACCACTTGACATATCTTATCTATATAGAATAGTTAATGAAATAAACAATGTTTCTTCATTAATTGGCAGAACTATTTCAAAAATTAAGTACAGAGATACGGCTACTCCATCTCTCGTACCAACATCAAGCTTAACTTTTTATGCAGAAACACAAAAAATTATTGATGCTAACCTGTCTGTTCAGCCAAATGCTCCAGCCTCATTTGACTACTCTGGAATATTTAGAACCACTCCAATCGTTATTTGTTCAGTAACCTCTGTACTTGGTGTTTCCAATCTTTATGCAGTTTTGAGTGGAGTTACACAAAACTCTTGCCAGGTAAATGTTTTCTCATCTTCAACAAGTGGTGCTTTTTCTGCAGATGTTTCCATCTTGGTAATTGGTGAAAGAATTAGTTCTTAGGCAGATAAAATGTCACAGCCACAGGATAAAATAAATCCTTGTAAAAAAATATTCTTTTTAAATGGGGATCTAATAAAAGTATTTCATATTAATAAAAGTAGCAATATTGTAAACTTTTTTAATGTAACTCAGGATAAGGAACAAAGTATGCTATATTCTGATTTTAAGAAACATAGAAAAAGGGCTTACACGATAGCAAATACTGCAAGACTTTTAAATAGATCAAGAGTTCAGTTTCAAAGAATTATTGCTAATGGCTTGATTCCTGAACCTATAGGTGATAGTATTGGTGGAGAAAGAGGTTTTCAAATTAATGCTTATTATTCTGAAGACCATGTGTTTGAAATTAGAGAAATTATGACAACAGTTCATGGTGGTAGACCTAGAAAAGATGGTAGGATTACCCCTAGAAACGTACTAACAGAGCAAGACTTGCGTTCCAGAATGGGAGATGCTATAATGCTTTATACGAAGACATCGGATGGGCGTTTCATTCCGACTTGGCAAGAAGAGACATGGTAGGAGACCAAAATGTCAGAAACAACAAATGTTTCAGTAACACTAGGAT